TACTTTACAGCATCGCCCTTGGTCTGCTGAATAAGTGTGTTCGCTAATAACTTTCCAGAATTAGCACCTTCTAGTTCTTTACCGTCTAAATCGGTTAGATTAAAATTAAAGTTTAGTTTCATATTTATGTTATTTTTAACAAATTTAAGAAATAGGTTCTTCAGATGCAACTTCTTCTTCTACAATAGGCTCAGGAGGAACCGGAGGAATATAATCTCCTGTAATAGTCAAGTTTAATTGTCCTGCAATCCAATCCCAAGCATATGAATCTTGTGACCAATCAGCATAAGCCTCCCCTGTCATAGATAAATTACCTTGAGCAACTTGCATTCCTACATTGCCATCTTCAGTTGTAGTAAATAACCCGTACCAAAAAGTAGCGGATGTGTTAAGCGTTACATTAACTGCATATGAGTTAAGAATAGTTGCCTCTTGTACTGTACCATTGTCCCAAATTGAGACTGCTTCGATAGTTTTCATTTATATATTTTTTTTAAAATTACTAAAAATTAAGGACAACCTGTTTGTCCTGATACAATTTGTATTGATCCGTTGTACCCTGCAGGCAACGTAGTTTGATTAATCCCATTATAAGTATAGAACACAGGACTGCCACTAGGCAGAACATATCTCTGCCCTACTCCTAATGTAGGAGCAATCTTTGTCCACGCAGCAGCACCACCTGAACAGTTATTAAGTTGATAATAGGTAGCAGGAGTAGCAACTAAATTACTCTTTACTACCAATTGATTATTACTCTTGCCTGCCAATGGAGATGCTTGTATATCAACGGCTGATAATGCACCTGTTTTTGTTATCTCTCTATTGCTAGGTATGCCCGGAGGAGGGATTGAACCAATCTGTATGAACACATTATTGTTCACGGCACTTTGTAAGTTTGCCCAAGTAACACATTGGTTATTTGCTAATGCTGCCCAAGACATATTAGTTTAAGTTTAATTGTTGCTCTAGTTCTGCCACACGTTTCTCTAATCTAGCAATCTTAGCTGTATGCACTTCACGATAGGAAAGACTCAATAATCCATCTGTTCCAATATTTACCGCACTTGGTAATATGCCCTGTACATCTTGTGCAAAATATCCAAGTTCCTGTTTACCATTCTTAGTGTATAATTTAGCTACTACAGACTCAATACTTTTTGCTTGGTAGTCATCTATGATTAATGTTTTTACTGTAGCATCAGATATTTCAAAGAAAGATGAAGCTGTAATTGAACCTGACATATAAGAATCTCCTGTTACCTGAAGTGCATAGTTACCATAACTATTTACATTACGAATCCTAAATTGGTTGTCAGATGAAAATAAAAACCCTTGCAATCCGTTATCATTACCAAACTTGGATTGAATATACATTGCTTTAGTAAACAATTGCATTTGTATGCTATAAAATGATGTTCCTACTGCACCCTGAGCACCACCTTCATTTACGCTGAATACAATTCCATTTCGCATATTTGTGCCAAACGAATATCCATCATTCCCATCATCTAATCTACCTGTTAAAACTAAATTGTTACGTCCGTAGATATATGCATTATTAGTAATATAAACTCTATTTGACCCATCAAATCCTGCATCTCCATAAAAGAACGCTGAATTACCTGTTCCTGCATTTACATTTAATTGACCACTAACATTTGCACTTCCATTAACATTTAATCTAAATCCATTATCCGTTGATGTAGCTATTAGTAAATTGCCTGATGAAGCAATCCGCATACGTTCTATTGAAGAGGAGCCATTACTCCTAGAACCAAATGCCATCGCATAAGAAAAGTTTCCATCAGTTCCGTTATCTTTTAGCGTATCAATAAAACCTGTACCACAAGTAGAACCTGCACTATTGTAAACTCCTCTAAAAACTAAACTACCACCACTATTTGCCGCAAATCCTGAGTTATCGGTTATATTAACTACACCATTATCAGTGGAAACAATAGTTTGTTTTGTTCCAAATACTTCAAGTTTAACTCCCGGAGTTGTAATTCCTATGCCGACGTTTCCACCCGAAGTAATCCGCATACGTTCGGCGTCTCCAACTGCAAAAGCTAATGGATAACCACCACTACTCCAAATTAATCTTGTATAATTTCCAAGCCCAAAACCTCCTGCCGTTGAACTATCAATCCCCATATACAATGCCCCACTATCATTTTGAGCTTGTAAAAGAGAAAAATTAGTAGTTCCTACAACTCTAACTCTTGCTAATGATGCTCCTGTATTATAAACATCTAATGCATATAAAGGATTAGTCGTTCCGATGCCGACGTTGCCTCCTGTGGTAATAGTCATTCTCCTTGTAACAGTACCTACTCCACCTGTATCAAATCCTAATCCCATTGGAGCACCATCCCAAGCCGTTCTTTCGCCTGTTATTCTCGCACCTAATCTATCAACTTCATCAGTAAAATTTATGTTTGCTAACCAACTAGCAGTGCTACTAATTATATGATTTTTGTATAAACGAATATCGCCTTCGTAAATTGTTAATCTACTAGCAGGCGAAGTCGTTCCGATACCAACTCTTTGACTTTGATTGTTTACTGTAAAATTTGGTTGCCTTGTACCACCTTCTAACCAACCACCAATTGTAACTAAACCATTTACGTAATCAGTACCCGGCGAACCTAAAAATAATTCTGCCGACTCCATATAAAGTCCCCACCTTCCAACACCTGTTTTATTCCCACCTGTGAATGGATCCCAACCTCTTGTAATTAATGGTCTATCTGCACCTCTAAGCATTACACCATTACCTGTTGTTTGGCTATCATTGACAAAAACATCGCCTGCTACTTGTAATTTTCTAGCTCCTCCAGTGTCAACTGTTGTTCCAATTAATACATTACCGCCATTAGGAGCAATAGTTGTGTTCTTATAAGAACTTGTTCCATAATCATAAGATTCTATTCTGCCACCATAACTTTCATATGACATAAAAACTCCTGCGCCACTATAACCATTTAAAGTTCCTTTTGCTACAAAATTATTGCCTGCTTGAACACTATTAATAAATGTAGCAGAATTAGATGTGTTAAACCCTAATACAGTTGTTCCATTATTTCTTAAAGTAAATGTTGATGTTGCAGCAGCACTTGTGTTGTATGTCAAATATCCATCTTGTGTATATCTGTAATCGGTAGAAACTAAACTACTATTAAACACACCTGAACCTGCTGCACCATTTAAAGTAATATTTACAGCATTATCGGCAGCATTATAAATATCTAATCTTGGTGCTTGCGTATTACTTCCATTTGCACGTAACGCAATTACAGGAATTGAACCATCTGTATTTTTTAGATTCAAATTATTTGAACTCCAACGTATTGATGGATTATCTCTAAATTGTAAATTAACGCCTGCTTGTAACACTAAAGCACCTGCTGTAAATCTATATTTTTCAGCACCTGTTGCAAAAATTCCTAATCCATTTGATGGAGAAGAACTTGAACGAATATTACCAATCGACCACGGTTCATCATACCAATTGAAGTTCAATAACTTTACAGGTTGGTCTGTTGTAAATGTTGGTTGTGTAATTGTAATTGAATTTGCCTCAGTAGCTGCAGCTAAAGTTGATGTTGCTCTACCTAAAACAACAGTAGTACCGTCATCAGTTACTGCACTATTACCAATTGTGCTTGCACCTGTAAATCTAGGTAATGTGTTTGTTGTACCTGAACCTGTAATCCCGCCCGCAGGCCCTGTTGAAACGGAGCCATCAGCCATTAAGAACTGAGATGCTGTGCCACCTGACTTGATAAATTTATTAGCAGTAATGTCTCCACTAAATGAGGCTGAACCATCTGAGTTTAGAGTTATTCCTCCAACCAATGATGTTGGTTCACATTTAAAAGCAAATCCATCTGCCTTAACATATATACCGTTACTACCTGCATCTGTATTAATAAAACTAGCAACAGCATTATCTACAGCAGCACCTGACACAGTAATAGCATTGCTAACTTCTGTAATAATACTATTCCCTAATGTATTAGTACCAGTAGCTTTAGGTATTCTATTAGTTGTAAGCGTACCTGTAATCTGACCAACAGGAGTTGTTCCTGATGATCCTGAGGTACCGTTGACACCTGAAGTACCTGAGGTTCCATTGATTCCTGACGTACCGTTCACTCCTGATGTTCCATTGATACCTGATGTACCTGATACGCCACTCGTGCCACTTGCTCCTGAGCTACCGCTTGTGCCGCTTTCTCCACTTGTACCACTGCTACCGCTAACACCGCTTGTACCATCTACTCCTGACGTGCCACTCACTCCTGAAGTGCCGCTTACTCCGCTTGTACCGTCAGCTCCTGAGGTGCCACTAGTTCCTGATTCTCCGCTAGTACCCGAAGAACCTGTAAGTCCTGACGAACCACTAGTACCGTTAACACCTGATGTACCTGATGTACCAGAGCTAGATGATATAATACCTACTGAAGTAATAACAAATGAGTAGTAAGAAGTACCTTCTGTTACCCAATTTAAAATATGTGTTGTGCTATCATTATTACTAGCATACAACTTAACAATCATCCTATTTGTAGGGTCAATTGTTGTTGTAGGTAATGTTAAATCACAAACAACCTCTACGGGAGTTGTATTATCTACCCATCCAATCTCAGAAGCACCTGTTGCTAATATAGGGCCAAAACCAACCCCTGCTGAGTCAGCTAACTGAATTGTAGCATACGCTTGAATTTGGTCGTTACTAGCAGGCTTTAAGTAATGGAAATAAAATCTTTGTACTCCTCCTGGTATTACAGCAAATTCTAATTGTGGAGTTATAAAACTCGACACTAAAACATTTTGCTGATTATTTGTTAGTGTTCTAGTTACTGTTTGTTGAGCAACACCTGATGGCTCTATAGATAAAACTCTATATGGAGAAACATCTGAAGCCTCACTTTGATTAAAATAATAAACTTGACCTGATGCAATACCATTCACACCTGATGTACCTGCACTACCGTTAGTACCTGATGTACCTGATGAGCCTGTTAATCCTGATGAACCCGACGAACCCGATGATCCTGATGTGCCTGTAGTACCCGAAGTACCCGACTCACCTGAAGAACCACTAGAACCGCTAGTCCCATCAATACCTGATGTACCGTTTACTCCTGAAGTACCATCAATACCTGATGACCCACTAGAACCTGAAGTTCCACTAGTTCCACCAGTACCATCTGTACCTGATGTACCACCTGTACCGTCTGTACCTGATGTACCACTAGTACCATCAAATCCATCAATACCTGATGTACCCGATGTACCGTTTATTCCTGAGGTACCAGCTGAACCATTAGTACCACTTGAGCCTGATGTGCCTGTAGTCCCTGATGTTCCACTGGTTCCATCTGTACCACTTGAGCCTGATGTTCCTGTTGTACCGCTTGTACCTGAGGTACCTGTTGTACCTGACGTACCGCCCGTCCCGTTTGTACCGGATGAGCCGCTAGTACCTGTGGTGCCTGATGTACCACTAGTTCCTGTAGTACCTGACGTACCACTTACGCCTGAGAACAATCCAAATGTAACAGACTCATCTTCTTCGATGATACCTGAGTTACCTTGAATAAATGTTAAGTTTAAAAAATAATAATCGCCAGTTTGAACAACAGCCGTTACTCTATACAAGCCGTATTCACTAGGGAATCCAGGGCGATTAATTAAGATAATTTTATTCAACCAAACCTCTTCGATATATACGCCTGGCTCTGTATTGGCAAGAGTTAAGAAAGATACTTTAATAGTACCAGCAAGAGCTATTACATCTACTGTATCATATGGATGGTTAACTAGCTGAAATGTTTTAGCAGGTTGGGTTTCATTTGGAGCATACATCTTGTATGTCCAGTTAAAACTGCCTGTATCAATAATACCAACTCGATTGAAATAATCGGCTACCGCATCTGCTGTAAAGTTTTTAGTTAATTTATCAGGAGTCTGCCAATCTGAACCAATCCATCTGTCTTGACCGGTTACAAACGTATCCCTACTATAGGTTGATATTCTTGCCATTGAGAAATTCTTTGCTTATTATCTAGCAAAAATACGAAAAAGAACTTATAAATTAATTTTAGTGCCTATCATGCCAAGGTATGACTGAGGAACCATAGGATTGGTATTAATGCCTGTCTTCAATGCAAAATTAAATTTAAAGCGTTTGCTTAGTGCAATATCAAACGAGGCTCCTGTCAAAAATCCAATATCATTACTTGTCACAAATACTTTTTGTTTGGTTAGGTATCCTGTTGACGATCCTGATACGTATATATCAGGGCTAATTGACACGTATCGATTTATCTTGATTGGAACGGTGTAGAATAGCATAATATTATTAGACACGTTCAACTCTTCTCCCGCACCCGCAAGTGATAATGTATAGTTGGCTCCTGTGGTGCCATACTTGCCCATAGGGACGATGTAAGCAGCCGTTCCGAAGCCTAACACATTTCCTGCTAAATAAACGCCTGTAACGCCAAAGTTTGAGATGGACTCTAACTTACCACCATTAAAATTCATCATGGTGTAGCGTCCACCTAATGCAAATTGGTCGAAGGTTGACCATATCATAGAGTTAATGCCCCACGATGAATTACCCATCAAGGAGGCTTGGCTCATGCCAACACTAGCAATAATAGATACTATTTCACTAGTCGGAGCGACCGTAAAATCCGATGAATAAATAATTGGATTCGACGAAGAAGACTTTGCTTTACTTTCGCTCTTTTTCTCGGACTTGCTTTCTGACTTTTGCTCTTCACTTTTAGATTCTGTTTTGGTTTCTACTGCTGTTTCTGATTTACTCTCAGCTACAGGAGCTGGAGTTGATGTAGCTGCTGAAGTAGCTGCCGATGTAGCAGCACTAGTTGCCGCTGATGTTGCTGCACTTGTGGCTGTTGCTACTGCTTGAGATACTGCGTTGGCTACCGTCTGTTGTACAGCAAGAGTTGCTTGTGGACAAGGGAAGTTAACCGTTAACTCATTTATCCACGCTTGGAGTGCTCCACTTGTAATATCGTTTGCCGTCACTACCCTGTATTGTCCTCGGTAGACCACGGTAGTTCTGCCGCCCGCTAATGGTACTACTACAGTTGTTACCCTGCCACTGCACGGATCTACGAACACCTGCGTAAGTGTTTGTCCGTACGTAGTCGTGGCTAAGATAAGTATGGCTATAGTAACTAACCATTTCATTTAAAGATTTTCTTCTTAATCATTCTGACAATAATTTTACTTGTGGCATTCTCCAACGCTTTCTTTGTTGTTGTGCCTATTGTAGATTGATTAAATTTAATTTCTGCAAAGTTCCCATCGTTCATCAATGTTGCCTCACGTGTAGTCTTTGCCTCGCCTAATCCTGAGCCTGTAAAGTATTCGCCTGTCTCTGCGTTCACAAACTTAACTTGTAAACCCATTCTTGTTACCACAGTTTGCTTGGCTCCATCTTTTAAACTAATAGATTCGTCTTCACTAACCGAGAAGTCGTAGCATTCAATGTATACAAAGTACTGAGCAAGTTTAATCTTGCCACGTCCGTCTAGTTTGTTCTCTGATATGCCTGCTTGACTAGCCTGAAACTGCTTGACCATTCGGTTCTTAATCTCCGCTTTGTCTTCTGTGAACGTAAAGCGATTAGTCTCTTCCAAGAACTCAACCACGATATTAGTTACGCCTAGACCCACCCGCTTGTCTTTTAACTCAGGGTATGCCGCATACACATCCTCATTAATGCCAACTGACAATAATTGGATGGAAACCTTTGGACCATCATAGTCCATCAACGAATCGATGTTAATCTTCTTCTCAAAACTAGCCTGATAAGCCTCCGTTTTGGTCGTTGCAATCTGCCCAAAGGACGCAAACGATAAGAGCAATAAGCAAATATTCCATTTTACCATTTTGGTTCTTCAGCTAACGCTTCTTTTTCAGTCTTCTTTTTAGGAGCTGCAGGTTTTTCTACAACACGTTCAACAATCTTTGTGCCGCCAGCTGAAGCAACTTGCTTTTGTTGTTGGGTATTATTGGTTGTGATATTAATCACAGGTGCAGGTGCTGACACAGCAGCAGGCTGTGCTGCCTCCTCTTCTCCTGTCAATTGTTTTGTTACATAACCACCTACACCTAGTGCGATAGTACTTGCTAATCCGATAAGGATGCTCTTCAATGAGCCTCCGCCTTCTTGTTCTTCTGCCATTTTATAAATAGTTATTGTGGTTAATTGGTCTTTTTATTTCTTCTCCTGAGATGTTAATCACTTTTAGGTCATACATCCCGTGTTTTAATGTATCTAAACTAATCTTTTTAAAGCTAATAGGACTATCTGCAGTAAAGCCTAACTTTCTTACAGGCTCTTTGCCACCAAAAGTATATATTGCTAATGCATACTTTGCTCCTGGTGTTGTAGCTAATGTAACCTCAAGTGCATTATTCTTTACAACAGCTGAGTTAACAGCCATGACTTTTGACTCAGCACCTAGATTAATAGGTTCTTGAATCACGTCAATTTCCTGACACGAAATTACAAATAACAAAAATAAGAATATGATAAATCTTTGCATCTTAGAAGTTGTTATAACCCGTCAACTTGATCGAGTCGGTTGATAAATTAATACCTAATTGATAGCCAGTCTTAGAGCTCGCATCCATATTAGGTGTTACTTTAATGTAGGTATTGATATCCAAAGGATTACCTATTGAACTAAAGCGTAATTTGAACGGAGTTAATTCACCTGAGATAGGAGTTTTTAATTCTCTGTCCAATGAACCAAATCTAACCTTACCTTCTTGGTTATCTACAAATGTGTACCATGTGTTAGGTACCTCATTAATAAGTTGCTCAAACTTAACCTTAGTTGGGTCATAAACAAACTCAAACTGCAACGCTGATACTTGTTTCGTATTAGTGTTAATTTTAACAGGAATGTCAATCGTACTAGAAGTAATGGTCACGTTCTTTAAACTCACATCAATCCCATCAGGCGTGGTTATTAATAATCTTGCTGTTTGAGACACATCAAAGTTCTTCTTTAAACTAGGTATAGCGTTGGTTGCAATCGCATTATTAATCACCACCTGCGAGCTATGACTTCGGTTGATGTCGCCAGGTATTACATAGCGTAATTTTAATGGTAGATTCTGCCCAATTGTTGAGGTCTTAAAGCGAACATAGTTCTTAGTAAAGTTCTTCCAAGAAGATGCGGAGGCTGCATTAAACTCTGCCTCGGTGAATGTTGGTGCACTCATGTACATATCTGTGCCTGCTGCATAACCTGTAGGCAAAGTGACTAAATTATCTACGCCCGATACCTGAGAGAACAATCTAACTAAGTCTCCTGCATCAAATACTTTATTAAAGTTTACATCAGCTGCATAATAGCCCATGCCTGTGATGATGGACTGATTCTTAAACGTTCCGTCTAAATTCTGTGAAATAAACTCAGCTTGTGCTGTAGTGTAATCTGAAACTGTTACAGCCGCAGAAGATAAGTCCTTAATCGTGTCCATGTTGAACATAACCCTAACGTGATAGACAGTATTAGCCGCAAATCTAGTTTGATCAACAGGGATGGTGCCATCTGACAAAGCATCTACGGTGTATGTTTGATTAGTCACCGAGTCTGTAAATGCCACTCTGTGCAATGACATAGGAGTCACATTAGCGTTCGCATCAATAGAGGCCGTTAAGTATTTGCTCGCTGTTGGGTCAAGCATAATAACACTCGTTAATGGGGTAGTCATTACTGTTGATCCGTTGCTGCCATTTTGATTGAACGCTGCAGCAAAGTTCATTTTAATCGGGTCCCATGCAAAACCTGGTGCATCAGTCTTTAATCTATACTTTAAGTTTAACAACCTGCCCTTACCTAGGCCACCACTATTAACTGACCAGTTTAAGTAGACACGCATAATTGTTTTTGGACCACCTTGAGTAAAGGTGTAAGATGAATTATAATAACGCACATTACCATCTGCTACATTATTAGCCGAGGTTGATTGCCAAGCATAGCCAGGGTATAGATAATAACTCATTGTTGACTGCGAGTTAGCAGGCAATATGGTATTTGAGTTTGTTACATTGATTAACTGTAGTGCATTGTTAGGATACTCAAAATCAAAATACAAAGCACGAGTGGTTAGGTTGCCACTACCATCTGCGTGTACTTCTACATCTAATGTGTCACCTTTGTTTATGACATTACCCTTAGTATTTAGATTATTAGTGTCATTAGGGAAGTAAAGTTTAACAGTCTGTGCGGAGGCACTTACCGATAACAATAACAAGAAAATTAGGTGTTTCATTCTAGAAGTTTATTAATCAAAGTGTTACAAGTTTTCTTTAAAGCCGAACTCAAGTTTGTTTGATTAAATTTGCCTCCTTCGTCTATTAGCAACGTAGACATTGATACTTCCTGTGCAGATTCTTGTGCTATAATTGTTTTCTTAACCTTGCCATCTTTAATTAGCTTGCCACGCATACGTATAACCACAGCGTCACTGTTGCGATGGAACACAGATAAATTAGACTGAGTCTTAATAATGTCTAGATATAATATCTCTACCTCAATCTTAGTTGTAGCATATGGGTTAAGCACATAGTCTTTCTCCTCCACATATTCTTCAAGCATACCTTTCACACCAAACTCTAGGTTGCGGTTGCCTGCTAGTGCACCAATCTGTACATTATTCTGTACAGATGAGATGTTAATACTCTCGTTACTGTGTAACACAATACTGCGAGCCAACTCTGGGTTAAAGAAATGCAGATACACAAAATAACCTTGTGTGCTAAGTCCAATTGCAACTATGCACGATACAATAAATAATAATCCTTTCATAATATAAAAGGACAAGTTATCCTTGCCCTCGTGATTTTTTAGTTCTTTTATCTTTTGGTCCCAACGTCTTAGCGTGTTTGCCTTTGCGACGTACTCCGAATGATATTTTCTTTGCTTCGGATGATGATTTTGCTTTTGCCATTAGCTTAGTAGGTTATAGTATTCTTTAAAATGTTTCTGACGGTCTGCAAGTCCAATTGTACCGCCATTTACCCGTTTGGTTACCAAAGTTACAACATCTGGAGAACTACCTCTGTCGCATATTGACCACAAGTTATTCTTCTTAAAGAAGAACCCTGCCGAAGCTAAAGCATATTTAGTTGCAACCAAGTCTGGGTTAGCCATAATGTCTTCAGGTACTGTGGCATCAAATGCTTCATAATTGTCCTTACCCGTGAGCTGGATATAGCCTCTTCCACGGTGCTTCCACCCGTCTCCTGATGCTTCGCTACCATTACCCATTCTGTTACCATAAACTAAGTTAGCAATCTTCTCAGGCTTGCGTTCGTATGCTTTTGCTTTCTCAATAGTCTTAAAGTATTTCTTAAAAATACTAAGTAAGCCTTTTGCACCATAGTTTAAGTTCTCTTGAACAGCTCTAAAACCTCCTGACTCATGGCCACACTGGGCCAAAAAGTGAGCAAGTCTTAATGTGTTAGTAATACCAAATCTAGCAGCTGTGTCAGGAATCTGATCAATCACTGCTTGTGGGATGTGGCCCTTTAATCTATCTAATTTAAAAGAAGTATTCTGTACAACCGGTTGTGCAACTGGAGCAGGAGTTGGTGCTTCTTGTTTAGGAGCAAACATCTTTGCCCAAGTATTAGGCCCAACTATACCATCAGGAGTCAAGCCATTAGCAGACTGCCATCCTTTTACAGCGGCTTCTGTCTTAGGCCCAAACTTACCAATCACATCAACTCCTAATAACTCTTGGAGCTTCTTTACTTCTTCTCCTGTTGATCCAACTCTTAGTAACATATTACTTTAATTTATAGAAGTAGTTTACACCGTACATCACATTGCCATTTATGTCAATGTTTGCACTTAGATTATAAATGGCATCTTTCTTAGTCTTGTACAACAGCCCAGCTTCTGCACCTCTTATGCCAATGGTATTGTTAACCATAACGCCACCTCCAACATATAATTGACGGACTGGTGGTGCATACTTAGTAATAGTTTTAGTTTCCTTAACAACCGGTATATTAAAATTATCACGTGTGCGTCTGTATGTTATTTTATTTTCTTTAACTGTGTCCAAGACAGCAATGTACCCATAATCGCCTACCTTGATTGTATCTTTGTAAACAACTTTGTTTATATACAATTTCAATAGAGCCATATACTGCTCTTTCAAGCGAGCATAGTTTGTATCAGGTAGCATCTCTGGTTTGGATGCCACCTCTACAATAATCTCTTTGTAAATGGGTACTTTCTTGACGATTACTGAATCGTATCTCTTCCAAGTAGTATCGTGAACAGTAATCGTGTCATTAGGTTTTATCTCAGCATTCCTGCTTCTTTCTCTCATAAAGAGAACTAGAAGCACCATGCTGATCACAAACATAATAATACTAACCTTCAGACTCTTCATATGGCTCGATTTGGCCACCTAGGGCTTTTTGTCTTTCTGTCTCGTTTTGGCGGTTCTTTACTTTCTCGAAAGCTGCGATACCAAAACATCCTGCTGTTAGACCAGCAAATACTTCTAAGATAATAGGCTCAATCACAAACTGCTGACCCATGTATCCTGTGATAACATCCACAATGCCATAAACAGCAAGGATGCCAAATGATAAGAATCCTAATACAGACTTCTCGTTTAAATCGTTCTCGTCTTTAAATAAATCAATTAGAGCCATTTCTTTCTTTCTTTTATAAGTTTATATAGCTTAAACCCCGTGTACGCAATTGACAAAGCCAATAACGCTACACGAAGCGTAGCCTCGATAGTGGTAAACGACAACATCAAAGTTATCGTGTTTAGTATTCCTATTTTCAAGTCGTCTTCTGTCATTACCAGAGAGCAACAATGTTTGTAGCTGCTGTGCCTGTTGAGAAAACACGAACAACTCTTACTTGAAGTGTTGTTCCTACTGGTACTGCGTTGAAAACAACATCGTCACCTCCAACGGTTAATACTCTTAAGTTACCAGCTCCACCAATGTAAAGGATACATCCCTCATCATTTGTGCCTCCTGATACGCTAGGAATGTTAGTAGTGTTAGATGGCGTTACTGCTGCAGCACGGCCAGATTGAACATAATTAAAAACCCCCATCTTATTTCTTCTTTTTATTTTTCATTGCAGCTTGTGCATTCTCTGCGTAGTTCTTACGTGCCTTTGCTGTCAATTTTTGATTACTAGCTTCTTTGATGTCAAACGCTGTTTTTTTGCTAACCTTTTTCATAATTTATATCTTTTGAATTACAAAGTTAATTATTTTTTTTTGCCTCCACGAGCACGTCTATCGCCTGCTGTATTTGACTTTGAACCACGGTTTTTACTAGCAGATTCTTCTACTACACGGCCATTCTTTTTGTGGCTCATGTCTTTGCCATCCTTGTCAGCATATTGACCACGCTCTCGGTTAATACGATTGAGCTCCATACGCTTTCTTAACTGTTCAGGCTTCTTGTTGTACTCAGCCTGATACTCTAAGCGTTTAGCTCTAGCCTCTGGATTTTTTTTATAATATTCAGATGTGCGTCCTGCCATTATTTTTTCTTCTTTTCTTTAGCAACAATCTTCTTTTCTTGCTTTAGCATTTCTTTGGTAGGCTTCTTGCCACTTCCGGATTTGGCACGAATATTATTCCACAAAGAGTTTTCTACTCCTAACTTATTTAGTTTCTTTTTCATTTTCTAATAATTTACCACCCCATTTAGTTTCGCATTCTCCACAAGCACATTCACCTCTTAAATACATTGCTGCAAGTTCCAATAATTCTGGGTTATCTCTAAAATGTCCTAAACCCATATTACATCTATGACATAAACCGCCTCTTATTCTTTTTGTAATATGATCGTGGTCTACAACCTCTGCTGGTAATCCACAAATTACGCACTCTTCGGAAGCATTAGCTTCTACAAATCTTTGGACTTCGCTTTCTGGTATACCCCACTCTTTAGGAGGTATCAATTTTCTTCTTTTACTTCTATATTCATTAGCACAATCTCTACACCAACTATCTAATCCTGAAATTTTATTTTTATTAAGCCTAAAATGTTTAGCATCATATGGCTTTAATATATTGCATTTTGAGCAAGCCTTATCTAACAATTCCATTTTTTTCGAGCTAGTCTTAATCTACTATTAGGGTCTTTTGCAGCCTCAGGGAATTGTTTCATTTGCCCTGCACTTCTAGCACAGAAAGACTTTCTGCGATTAGCATCTTTGCTGCCCGGCTTTAATTTTGAAGGAGGTGTAGTCACTGCTGTCTGCAGTTTACTACCAGGATTCTCACGTCTGTATGACGCTACGCCTTTAGCGTTAAGCCCACCCTTAGGGTCCTTGCCTTCTTTACGTGTCCAAGCTGCTGTCTTTGCCATGCTTTATTTTTTCTGTATAATACTGATCCTTGCTTGTTTGGAATGGGAACATTGCGTTCATGCGTTCCTTCCTAGCAGCACAGCCGCAGTCATCACCTACTATGGCTTTAACAGCGGCTGCAATACCTGTTACTTGTGTAACTTTGGCGACTACGTCTCCTAATCCTTGCATACTACTAATTACCTGATTTCTTATTAGTATCTAGATTTTCATCTGTATAGTAAGAACGTAATGTTGAGCGATTTTTTAAATATTTAGAAATGCTCATTCCTTTTTTACCAGTTAATGGACCCTTTGCCTCATAAACATCTTCAATTAATTGATTACGCTTATTTGGTTCGAACCACTGTTTAGATCCACCTTGCCAAACATCTCTTCCCTTTTTTTCTGGCTTTGTTCCTGATATAAAACTAGCGGGTAAATTAGTAGCAATGTCTCTATTCTCTGCTGAATAATCAGTAGCGAATTTATCCATCTTACCCTTAAGAGCATCAATTTGAGAATTTTTAAACCCAATTCTATCATATTCTGATGGAGCCAAAGGGTTTTTAATTGGAACTATTTTTTGAACAGTTCTAACTAAAGAAGCTTTTTTTTGGTCTGGTTTTTTCTTTGCCATTTTATTTTTTATTTAGACATCTTTTTCATTAATTTGGCTGCCTTCATTATCTTAGCCATCTTCATTTCTTTCTTAGCAGCAGCTAATTTTGTAATGCCCATAGTTGTTTTAGGCATTGGGCGTGTCATCGGTGTTTTCTCTTGCTTTGCCATATTAACTGTTGAATTCTGTTGGAGGCAAAGGAATATCCCTACCTGTTGCTTTATTTATTGCTTTTATTGCCTTATCTCTATATTTAGTAGACTTTGACCCTTGCTCTTCAGATAAACGGAAGTAACCAGCCGAAGACTTTTTCATTCCTGCTTGATCTAGTACATTGCTCATAAACTTATTAGCCTCAGCTTCTTTTTCTAAGTTATTAGCATAGCTCCAAAGTTTTTTTGCATTAACCCTAGTGCTTTTAAGTGTTTTAGAACCCTTTGGTTGATTTTTCATATCATTTATTTTTCCTACGTTACCTTTTAAGAAGCTCATATATCCATCTAAAGATTTAGCGGACTCAAATTTAGCAGCTTTCTTGATAACGTTTTTCATTTATTACTAAGCACCAAATAATTTAGAAGATGGAGGTAATGGCATATCACGACCTACTGCCTTATTAGCAGATGATACATCCATGCGGTATTCACGAATAACTCCACCTGATTTCTTGATAGCTTCGTCAGCTCTCTTCTTTAGCATTTGAGACTTAAGTCTATCTGCTTCTTTAGATCTAAGGTCTGATTTAGCTTGTTGAGCAGAACCAAATCTAACAGGTCTTGCACTTGCTTTTGCTAAAGAATCTGATAATTGGTAAGCACGTTCAGCAGTAATTTGACCCGGCTTTAATTTTTTTGTTGTTTTTGGCTTTTCCATATTATTTTTTGTTATTATTCTGGGAATTGTGTTGGAGCTAATGGTATTTTTGAATCACGGACCATTGCTCCTGGCTTAAGTTCGGGATTTGAATACATTTCTGTTCTAAATCTTCTAAAATATGCTTCTTCTTTTCCCATTTGACCAGGACCAGATTGATAAGCTCCGTAGTTATACAGTCGACTTGGTTCCTTTGATTTACCTCTTCTTTTATCTTCTGCTATTTGCTGCGTAAATCCTTTCTGATATAAAATAGAATCCTTTTTAGTTGGTTTACCAGAAACTCCTTCTTTTAGATATTCATAAGTAGGTTTATCGCCAACCAACTCATTTACTCGCTTTCGAGCAACTCTAGTGTTGTCTTTTTTAGCAACTAATGCAGAAGGTTTTGATATTTTAATCTTTGGCATAATCTTATTATTATTTGGCAAAGATAAGTAATTTTGTAATACTAAATTTAATTTAATGATCAAAACATATATGAAGCCTAGGCACATAAAGCCAAGGGCTATTAAAGTGCGTGAATACAAGGTTAAGCCAATAGTTATCAGACGTGAGGCTGTCGACAAAGACTTTCTAAAATACATTAAAGTTGTGCGTGCTTGGGCCCGTCATAAGCATGGATTGAGTCTAGATGACTTTGAAATGCTGTGCTATTTGTACTCTGAACACGTATTTGATGCCAATCAGTTCGATCAATACTGCCAAATCTTTGGATTTACCCAAAATAGACGCAAAGATTTAATGGATAAGGGTCTAGTTGTGCACTTTAGGAAGCCTGAGCCTGGCAAAAGGGCTATTTATGAGCTATCATACCAAGCAAAGATCATCATGCGTCAAGTTTATGAGATGTTGCAAGGTGAAAAACCTATTCCAAAGCTATCTGACATCAAGCCTATAAACAATAAACCCCATCACTTTGCCAAAAGGCAATATGACAGGGTCATTGAGCGTGCTAATAAGAACTTTTAGAGCACCACCACCACATCTTTCTCAGTGATGACCGTATATAGGTCCTCATTGATGCGAATACTGTGGCCAGCTGCACGATCAAAGTAGATAAATGAGCCTGGTTTGATGCCATCTACTAGCGAGCCTTGTGATACCACGGTAGCTTTCTTGTAGCGTAGCTCATTTACGTCCGATGCGGACATGATAAGCCCCCCTTTTGATTTTGTGTCCTCTTCCATTGGGACTATTAGAATATTCTTTCCAATTACCTTCATAACATTAATTATATTTTAGATTTCTTTACAAATTTGTAAATTTTATTTAACCTTATTATCAGAACTTACACTTTTTTACAAGTTTCGTCAATAGTGTGCATTACTAATATACACTATCGGTTTGTATTTTTGTCATTTACCTCACCATATTGGTTTGGATTTTTATCATTATCCGTAGTATTACTACCGAATTTGGCACTATTTTGTAACGTATTTTGGCAAAATTTGTTACACAACTCGGAATAATTCCGAATTATGCTCTAATGTTGGTTATCACCGTCTCTGTGGATAGCAATGTGGTAGCCACTGACACCGCATTCTTGAGTGCTTCTTTAGTCACCTTGGTCGGGTCAATGATCCCAACGCTCATCATGTGGCAGTAGGCCCCTGTTGCCACGTTTATGCCTAGACCCTCTTTTGACAACTGTTGTCCCTGGTCAAAGTCTTCTGCGTTCACGTCGATCCCAGCGTTAGCTAGTATGCGCATCATTGGTGCCACCATCGCTAGTCGTAGTATCTCATCACCCTTGTTATTCTCATCCATCTTAGCAGCGATGTCTTTTAGAGCCACGCCACCACCTGGCAGGATGCCCTCTTCTAGTGCTGCTCTAACCGCACACACCGCATCGTCCACCCGGTCCTTCTTCTCCTTCTGCTCAATGTCTGAGTTAGCACCCACCTTGATGACACCCACGCCACCGCCTAGATTAGCGATGCGTTCTTTTAAGAACTCTTTCTCTATCGCCTGGCTCTCCACGGCCATCTGCTCATTTAACTCCTCTACTCTCTCCTCGCCTGCACCCTCTGCATCGAAGATAATTGTATTGAAGCGAGAGCTGACAATCTTACTCGCCCGTCCACAGTCGTCAATGGTCGCCATTAGCAAGTTGTCACCCGTCTGCTCCGAGAAGTACTTAGCACCCGTCGCAATTGCTATGTCCTGCATGATCTGATGACGCTTGTAGCCAAATGATGGAGGAATAATTGTGCACACCTTTAGACCACTCTTAATCTTGTTCACATTAAGCGTGTTTAGCGCATTCTCATCTAACTCCCCAATGATCAATAGCGAGCCTCTGCCCTGGTGTACAAACTCAAGGATAGGCAAGATGTCGTTGATGTTTGTAATGGGTTGGTCAGTGACCAAGATGTATGGCTTGTCTAAGATGGCCTCTTGTTTCTTGTGGTCTGTTACAAAGTACTTACTAGCGAACCCTCTGTCCACCTTCATCCCGCTCACCACCTCAGCGTATGTCTCAGCGGTAGCCGAGCTCTCTACTGTCACCACGCCTGATAGGCCAACTTGATTGTACGCATCAGCGATAATCTGTCCAATCTCTGCGTCGCCATTAGCGGATATAGTTGCGACATCGACCAACTTATCTGATGTAATCTCTGTCGACATAGCCGTTAGCTCATCAGCCACTTTAATAGCTGCAGCCTGCACATCTCTTAATACTTGTGTGGTATTGTCTTCTTTAGTTAGCACACCAGTTGCCGCATGGATAATGGCCTGTGCCAGCACCATACTTGTCGTCGTGCCATCGCCTGCCGAGTTGGCAGTCTTCTCAGATGCTTCTCGCATGATCATGACAGCTAGGTTCTCAGCTGGGTCCATTAAGTTAATTGACTTAGCGACCGTCACTCCATCCTTGGTGACCGTGATGCCACCAATGTGTTGCTCGGACTCAATGAGCACCGTGCGACCACGAGCCCCTAGTGTTGACCCCACAGCGTTAGCTATGGTATTTACGCCTTTGATTAATTTCTGTCTGCCTTCACTTCCGAAGACGATATCTTTTACTATCATGTTAGATTTTATTTGTTACAAATTTATATACAATAGTAACACCAAACAACTATCATGCCACAAATTTGTTTGTGTACAAATGTAGAACTTTACCCCCCATTACGTAAATAATATTTTTTTATTTTAGAGAAAAAAAATTTTTTCTAATTTTCCTTTATATTTTGTTCATTTTATACATAATCTAATAATAAAATATATAAATAACTATATATCAATAAGTTATAAATGTAAACTTTAAAAAAAAGTGTACACAATTCAACATCGTTTGTGTACAACTTTACAAATAGTACAATTCGTCTTGGAAAAGTGCAATGATATTTTAGGCAAAAAAAGACCCAAGTCTTATGAACCTGGGTTTTTATTATCTGTTTCTTAAAGTTGCCCTGTTAGTTAATCGATCGTAAACATATTCATTTTTACTTCTTCCCGAGGTCTTTGATGCACGGTCTATCGCACGCTCACTAGCAGTCATCGCATTGCGTTTAGCACCCTTGGCTGTAAGCTTACCAAATGAATTTAAATCTCCACGCTTCTTAAGTATACCAATAGCCATGTCTCTAGAACCCACCTGTGAGGCAAGCCTATCAACCAATTGGTTACGACCCATGTATTTCTGTGACTGCATACACAAAGATAAAAAGAATATGTCATATACAGGGGTTGAGGGTACCCACTAGGAATTTATTGCGGGCGGGTCGCGGGGAAACGCCTGGCCGATCGATAGGGGGGGTCGGATTTGGCAATTTTGCTTTCAGATTTTTAGCTTTTTTCTAGCTGTGCTATGCTATGCTGTGCTAGGTTTACGACGTTGCGATTTTTCGGGCCGTGCCGTTTCATTATTTATTTAGCTATCTATCTAAATACACTTCGGAAACGTTTAGACATTTGTCTAATTACCGAACTGCACTACATATTATTTAGACGTTTTTCAAACTGTCCCATTACAATCGCTCTAAAAAATTTTTTAGACGCGCCTAAAAATAAAATTCGAGACGCGCGAAGCTTCACCTTTGCACCCGCTCGAAAATTCACATCCTTTTAAATTTTACATAACATTTCACTATTTTTTCGCAATTTGTTTTACCAACAAAAAAATATTTTTCTTTGTACTTTTTTAATTCAAATATGCTTTAATTGACCGTAATCGATATATTTTATTGTATTATTTCCGTAATTTCCAGGTAAACAGCATATTTTTTTCAACAATTATTCTACTTTTTTTCCACAAAATATTTGCACAATAAAAAAACGCGCCGTAGTATTGCATCAACAAACGGAAACAACAAAAAAATATCATTTAATCTACTAAAATTATAGAGTTATGAAAACATTTTATTTAAACTATGAAACGGCCGAGGATTTTAGCCTAGTATTCGAAAAAAGAATTAAAGCGAAAGATTTCGCACATGCGGAGTTTATAGCTTATCAATTGTGTCCGGATCAAGAACATGACTACCTTTTTAGCGTGCATGACATTTCGGCTTATTACTATTGGAGAAAAGACAATGTAATAAAAACAAAGGACGGCTATTTAACTCAATGCACGGGATATCGCAAAGCGTTCACTAAAAAAGAGCTATTCGCTTATTACGTCCGCGAGTATGCGCCACAATATTAATTTATCACCTTTAAAAAATAACAAAATGAAAAATTTATTAAGCAAAGGCACAACAAATGCCAAAACGGCTAAAAACATTTTAGAAACGCACATTTTGTACATGAGCCCTTACAATCAAAATTCAAAAGGTATAAACATTTGTACCAAAGCTACAAAGGGATGTATTATAGGATGTTTATTTACGGCGGGCCGTGGTGCATTCAATAGCATACAACAAGCGCGCCAAAATAGAACGGAATTTTATATAAATTCCAAAAAACAATTTTGCGAGCAAATCGCAAAGGAGTTAACTGCATTAAATAACAAGGCCCAAAAACAAGGGGCTAAAATTGCAATCCGATTAAACGGAACAAGCGATTTAGATTTCATTTCCATTATCAAAAATCAAATCGGTTTAGATATATTAGAAGCGTTTCAAAACTTAGAATTTTACGATTATACCAAAATCCTGGGAAAAGTGAAAAAATATGCGGGAACACGTTACAAGCTTACATTTTCACGCGCTGAAAACAACGAAGCGGAAGCGATCCAAGCCCTAATGTACGGCGTGCCCGTGTCCGTAGTTTTTCACCACAAAAAAGACCTACCAAAAACCTACCTAGGCACAAAGGTAATAGACGGGGATAGCGCGGACGATTTAATGCTTGAGTCGGGTGCCGTCATCCTAGGACTAAAAGCAAAAGGACGGGCCAAAAAAGATTTAACGGGCTTCGTGGTAACTTAATTTTAAAACTTTAATACCTTTCGGTGCATAGGCTAACCGTATACAATCAAATGGAAAAATTTATAGACTACACTAGGCCAAATTTTGGAACGGACAAAATACTGGATTTTACCCTTTATTCAGACTTTCATTGCCAAAGTTTATTTTGGACGGACGGGAAAACAGACATTTATGCAAGCCCGCAGTGGGATGATTTAGAGGGCCTTTGCGCGCTACAAATTCAAAACATTACCGATTTATCGGAGGGCTTCGAGTTTAGCCTAGGCGAGCCCTACAATTTAGAGGCACAAAACCAAAGATATTTGGCGATTGTTTCCGACCTTATCGAGGCATTAGGCAAGCCTTATTCAAACTTAGATACATTAATTCAAAACGTTTTAAATAATTATTAACATGGAAAATTTAATCTTAAATCTAATATTTGGTTTCATTGCATTTGTCACGGTATCCTTAGTGGTTGTACTAATTATAGATGCCTTTAACGCTACAAAATAATTTACTATGCAAGTCACAAAGCAAAGCCGTATCAGTGGCAAAATATCCTCCATGGATCTTAATATCACAAGCGAACAACTAGATAGGGTAAACCTAGGCATTGAGTTGATCCAAAACATAGTGCCTCATTTATCTAGTGAGCAAAGAGAGTTTTTAATAACTGGAATTACTCCTGATGAGTGGAACGAATTATTTAACTAATCATTCACGCGCAAGCGTGATTGTGAACAAATCAAATTAACATGTCAAGAAAAATTATAAATCAGGGTGAATATACCCTCCATGTAGTGGCTTCCGAGGGCGGTGTCATTATCGTAAAAGTATTTAATAGAGCTGATTCCGATTTACTGGAATTGTCAATTTTCACGGAAATAGGCGAAGCCCTAACCGATTATATCAGTAAGTATACTACTAAAACTCAATCAATTTTAAACTTTTTAAATACAATTTAAGATGGAAAATTTAACAATTCAATTAGCAACCATGGAGACAATATCTAGGTTGCGAGCAGACTTAACCGACAAAATAATGTCGTTGGTGGAGCAAAACAATTTACTTGGAGAGTATGAACTTGACACCCCTTTTGAAGTAGGCGATGGCAATGTAGCTTTCGCCTTTGAGGTTGAATGGTGTGACCACTTGCACCATGAAGATGGCAAGACAATTTACTTTTATCTGAAAGACATTGAAGGTGATATAACTGATGGCGAATTTATGTGGGATATAAACATCCTTCCCTTGGATCATTTTTACACGAATGTATTATTAAACAATTCATTTAAACCTTGGTGGTAACAATGGCAAACAACTGCTTTAATTACATCCAAGTTTTCGGGAGTGAAAAAGGGATGCGAATGTTTTACGATAACCTAATTAAAGATAGGTACGAAGATGAATTTGTGGTAGTAGGTTTAGGCGATTATAGCAAAGATCCTACTAGCCTGGAGTTTAGTGCGCAGTCTAAGTGGTCACCACCAAAAGAGAAACTGCAATCACTAAGCAAAGATTATAGTCTAGTAATAGAATGTGAGTACGATGAGTGGGGATCAGACATAGCGGGTAAATTTGGGTTTGACAAGGGAGTACTAGTATTTAACTTAGAGTTCACATACCTTGAAGGCAAGTACCATTTTGAAGAGTGGAGTGACTTTTTAGAATCGGAAGCGATCCCTAGGCTAGATGACTGCGAATCTTTCAATGAGTTTATGGACATGTTTCATTTTGTGAATGCAAAAGAGCACGCTGAGTTAGTAGAAATTTATAGAGAACACGTAACTAAATAAGACAATGAGATATTTTTTATTAGGAACATACGGCATAGATATGTTCAACAAGAATGATTACAAATCATTAGCACAAAATAAAAACAAATGGGAACTAGTTGGTTATAGTTCTCATTGGGATGATATCACGGAATTAATAGAGCATGTGATAGGCTGGGATTCTTATTTAGAATTATTAGAGAGCGAAGTAAAAGAAATTAACGATACAATCGAGGTTTATGAGAAGCAAAATCGTGATTTTTATAGAGAGTTTTATGCCAATAGAAAGAAACAAATCAGCGATGAGTTTCAGCGTGAGCATACTGGATTTTAATTAATAACCTTATAAACAATAAAATACAATGGAAAACAATTTAAAATTAGTTGAGCAGTTTTTAGCCGAGGCAAACATGACTGCATTAGATTTTTATTCAATTACAATTAGTCCTTATCGAATTGCATTGCAAGGCTCATTTGATCGTGACCTGGGCCTTAAAGCTAGTCTATTTGGAGAGGGCAGACTAGGCAATACAACCGGGTTCATCGGGTTTAATTTTCAGTACAAAGAAGCTAACATTGACATAACTTTAACATAATGAAAAGGATATTAGTAGCATGTGAAGAAAGCCAAGCAGTCACTAAAGAACTGCGAGCACTAGGCCATGAGGCATTCAGTTGCGATTTATTGCCATGTAGTGGTGGACATCCTGAGTGGCACATACAAGGGGATGTATTTGAGGTGATTAGTAATGGATGGGATATAATGATCGCCCATCCACCTTGCACCTATCTATCCCAAAGTGGTACTCAATGGTTGTATCATCCTGAAGACAAGCATCTATTAAGTCAAGAGAGAAGACCCCATCCAAAATACCCTACACGTAAAAAAGATAGGGATGATGCAGTAGATTTTGTTAAAAGACTTTATGATTGTGATATTCCTTGCATAGCAATTGAGAATCCAATAGGATCACTTAGTTCACTATGGCGCAAGCCTGATCAGATAGTTCAGCCTTGGATGTTTGGTGACAAGGCAAGTAAGTCTACTTGTTTTTGGCTAAAGGGGCTACCTAAACTGGTTCCTACTGATATAGTAGATAGGGGTGAATTCTTTGAGTTTACCACTAAGAAAGGTGTAGTAAAGAAACAACCTATGTGGTACTACAAAGCATTGAGTGAAGCCAAAACATCTGCTGAACGTAGAACATTGCGCAGTAAAACTTTTCAAGGAATGGCCAAGGCCATCGCTAAACAATGGAGCAAATGACATACAACGAATGGTGCGAGTATGCTCAGTTCGGGCAGACTTGCGAATACGACAATCAAATCTTACAATTTGTGGAGCAATATAACAATGCGAAGCACCAACAATTTTTAAATCAGATAGATAATGATAGATCAAATAGATCGGTTCAGAGAGATGCTAATTTCTGGGACAAAAGGCGGGATGTTTCGCCTACCTACGGCAACGGGTCGGATAGTTCAGTTGAATTTTACACGAGACCCTACGACCAAGAGGTACATACTGCAGTGCTACGATGGTAACAACTTAATATGGGTTAGTAATAGCGGACTTAGTAAGGACTTAGTCCATGATTTTAATGAAATAATTTATCAATATACAGAACTATGAATTCACTATTTAAAATTTCATACGGCTTGTTTGCCTCGGTGCTACCAAGTAGTTACTTTGGATTTATGACGGCCACATTTTTATTGTTTACTGCTGGTTTGTTAGTATTAGCGATGGCGGTTTATGTAGATAACTTAAATAAAAATAACAATGGATAAGAAAGAAAAAGCAATTGTATACAGTGCCATTACATTATGGTTAGTGTGGGCTGTTAGTTTATTTTTATACGCTCATTATATCCTGAACGTATGAATGAGAGAAAACGTTTCGCAATCTTTATGATTGCCCTTTGGTTAATTACAATCACTTTATTAATTATTATATGATATCAGATGTAGATAAGATAGATAGAATCTCAAGGAGAATATGCTATCGCCACCGAATTAGAAAGAAGGATATGTTTCTTAATACGAAGCTATCCCCTATTGTATCAGCTCGACATCACTTCTATGCCTTATGCGATAGCGAGGGCATAAAGTTGTGGGAGATTCAAAGATACTGCGAGAGGTACGGGTATCCTATTGATCACTCGTCCATACTATATGGCATTAATAAGATTAAAGAATTCGAGAAAAATCAAACAGGCACTACTAACCTGGTGACTGCAAAATCTAAACAAGAACTAGCTAGAGAACGCGATGGAAGAAAAATTTAATTGCAAGGAAGTCTCAGAGGTTGCCTTCAGACAATTTGTAACTGGTGTCATCATTGGTGCATCAGGCACATTGAGTGCATTACTATCTATTTACATTTTAATCAGATTCAGCTAATGGAAAAGCTAATTAGATCCCGCAAAGGATTCGAGGAATCCGACATGCGATGCCCATGGTGTCAGCATGAGCACGACATAAAGGTAGTTGAGCGGTTGTTCATCAAGTCAGGCAATAAGCTAACGATGAACCTAGTATGTGATGATTGTGATAAAACGATGCAGTTGCAAAAGCACAAGCAGGGTCACTTTACGTTTTACCCTTACATTGACCATAAGAAGCGTAGACTACGCAAGACTGGTTGGGTTCAAACAAAGTTCTATGCACCTATAGACTACTCAGAAGAATGGGCAAAAAGATAACTACTGTTGGCTTATGTAATAAGACTAAGCGTTCCCTCAGGGAGAAAGGGCTACGCTATGCTAGTGTGCTTGGTGGCAACAATTTATTGGTGCTTAAGTCTAGTGGTGACTACCATTACCTACTTATTCAGTTTGACCATTTGCCTGAGCATTGGATAACTGATAGAAAGTATTTTAACATTAAGATAGCTTATGCTATTGATCACGATCAAATTTTAAACGCTATAGACAGATACTTAAAATGATAACATACGTAGCATTATTTATAATCCATGCACTGGTGCTTGCACCGCTTGTTTACCTATGGGTTAACGGCATAGATGACATGAACAAAAACCATCCTGACTACAAGGGTGAAGACTTTTTAAATTAAAATCAAATGACACAAGAACAATTCAACGAAGCGTACGATACGCTCTACAACCATGCGATGTCCATCAGAGAGGCAAAGCAACCTGAGTACACGCTAGAGAACATAGATATCCTCAACAATTTTAAGGAGTCTGCCAAGCGAGCTGGTGTCACTCCATTACAAGTGTGGTCTATCTTTTTTGATAAGCAATTGAGCTCTATTCAGGCACATATCAAGAATCCTGATCTAAAAGCGGCCGAACCTTTGTCATCAAGATTTGCCGATTTGTATAATTATTTATTGCTTGGCTATTGCTTATTCCAAGAAAAAAATTAAATTTGTGGCTCACTTTAACTTAATATAATATGTCTAACAAATCAGTCTTTGAGCAGTTATCTGCTCTCAACCTCTCATCTAAAGTAGAAAAGAGAGGTCAATTATCTTACCTTTCTTGGGCTACTGCTTGGGCAGAATGCAAGAAATTATTTCCTGACATGACACGTACTGTGTACGAGTCTGAAACTGGGATGAACTACTTTTCAGATGGGGCTACGGCTTGGGTCAAGGTAGGGGTTACAATCAATGGCTTAGAGTACATTGACTACCTACCAGTGATGAACCACATGAACAAGTCAATACCACTAGCTAGTCTTACATCGTTCGATGTGAACAAAACTATTCAGCGTTCAACGGTGAAGGCATTGGCTCTACATGGCTTGGCTCTTAACATCTATGCCAAAGAAGATTTCCCTGAGGCAACTGATGGCACACCTGCTAAGGTGGTGGCTAAACCTGCAGGCAAGATTGCTCTTGCAATAGGCGATGCTAACTGGGAGAAGGTGGTCAACTATGTGGTTGATAACATAGGGCTCAAGTCTGAGGATGTGTTCAAGAACCTATCCAAGAAGTACGATTTATCTAATGAAGTAAAAAACGCAATTAATAAACTTAAAAAGTAATGGGAATTTTAGAAACATTAAAGAATGACACCGAGTACTACTCAGGTGTAGGTAAGAACTACTTATCCAACTCCGACATCGGAGCGTTATTATATAACCCATCGCAGTATGGTGTGCCGAAAGAGAAGACTCCTGCTATGCTTGCAGGGTCTTACTTTCATACGTTCATCCTTGAGCCTGAGAAGTTAAAAAACTTTGTGGCCGTGGACTGCTCAACACGTACGACTAACATCTACAAGGAGGCATTGGCCTCATCAGGCACAGACATGCTATTGCTTCAGAAAGAAGTTGATGATTGTGAAAGAATGGCTAAGGCGTTGATGGGCAACCTGACATTCTACGACATGATCCGTGATTCATCAAACTCTTATGAGGTTCCGGCCATCGGAGAGATTGGTGGCATTCAATGGAAAGGTAAGTCGGACATTGTAGGTGATGAAATTCTTATTGACCTCAAGACCACGGCTAATCTAGATGACTTTAAGTTCTCTGCTCGCAAGTATAACTACGACTCTCAGGCTTACATCTACAACCAGTTATTTGGCAAACCTATGGTGTTTATCGCAGTAGAGAAAGATAGTTGCCGTACGGGTTTATTTGAGTGCTCAGATGAATTCTTAGATCGGGGCAGAGAGAAGGTCTACAAGGCCATCGAGGTGTACCAAAAGTTCTTCGGGCCAAACGCGACCGATGACATTACTCAGTATTTTAAATTAGAAACTTTATAAACAAAAACAATTATGGCACAATTAATTTCAGCATCTATTGATGTATCAAAAATCTCTAAGGATAAGTTAATCAAAGGAGATAAGGGCACGTACCTTAACATTACTGTATCTATCAATGATGAGGTAGACCAGTACGGAAACCAAGCAGGTATCTATGAGTCTCAATCTAAGGAAGAGCGTGAGGCTAAGGAGAAGAAGAACTACCTAGGTAATGGTAAGATTGCTTGGTCATCTGAAGGTGGGTCAACTGCTAAGAAAGCACCAGCTCCTGCACCAACTCCAACGGTAGAAGAGACTGACCTTCCGTTCTAGTCTTGTGTACAAATGAACAAAATATGTCTGACTTAGATGAAATATATTTTTTTCTTTTACAGGTAAATTATTTTTTCTCTTTTTCTTATATATTTTGTTCACTTTGTACATAAAAGAATATAATATACTAATAATCAATTAGTTAACTAGTGTACAAATTAAAAATTTTGTACACAAAACAGTGTACAAAGTGCTCACTTTAATTAAAACGACGTGCAAGTAACTATTTTTTCTAACATAAAAGAGACATCTGTCCCATTCTATCGGGATGTCTTGGCTATACTCTCTAGAGTTAAAGAGGGTAAGTCCAAAGACATTGTCCGCAAGATTAGATTGGAGAAAGATAAGGAGCTACGTAACAAGCTCAAGCAAGAGTTGCCTGCGATATGTTTCTCAGGTACGTTCTCTAAGCGTGAAGACTCGGCTCTTATGGAGCATAGTGGTCTTATATGTTTAGACTTTGATAACTTCCCATCCAATGATGAGATACTAGCCAAGAAAGATGAATTGGCTAATGACCCTTATACGTTTTCAGTTTTTATATCCCCATCAGGCAATGGCCTGAAGGTATTGGTTAAGATACCAAAGGATGCTAACAAGCACAAGTCATTCTTCAATGCACTGGAGGCTTACTATAACTGCGAGCAGTTTGATAAGACATCCAAGAATGTGTCACGTGTGTGCTATGAGTCCTACGATCCGACCATCTTTGTTAACATCAACTCTATTGAGTGGAACAAGATTGATGATGCAGAGATTGAGCACGTGACTAAGGATATGAGGCCGACCATCCCTATCGATGATGAGGATGAGATTATTAATAGACTATCTAAGTGGTGGGATAATAAGTTTGGCTTTGTGTCAGGTGCACGCAACAACAATCTGTTCGTGTTAGCTATGGCGTTCAATGAGTATGGTGTGTCTAAGTCTGAGGCGATGTATCGCATGATGGCATTCGCATCTGAGGACTTTACAACCAAGGAGATCCAATCCATCATTGACTCAGCCTATCGCCATACTGACAAGTATGCCACCAAGTATTTTGAGGATACCTCACGTGTTGACTTTGCAAAGAATCAACTAAGCCGTGGTGTGCCAAAAAAGGACATCCGTTCTCAACTGAAAGCCTCCGGAGTGGAGGACGGAACGATTGATTCAGTACTAACTAGAATCGAGGAGGAGCAAAGCAAGAATACATTTTGGACTAAGAGTGACAAGGGTGTGGTGACATTGATACATTACGAGCTCAAGACATTCTTAGAAAATAATGGGTATCGCAAGTATGTACCTGAGGGTAACAAGGGCTTCATCTTTGTACGCATCAATCAGAATCTAATCGAGATGTGCACGGAGGATGACATCAAGGACTTTGTGTTAAACCACATACTTGATAACTTTCAGGATCTAAGCGTGTACAATTACTTTGCGGACAAGACTCGATTCTTTAGAGAGGACTTCTTGTCTATGCTTGACTCAGTCAACATCTATTTTGTGGAGGACACAAAGGATGAGGCGTACCTATACTTCAAGAATGGTGTAGTCAAGGTGACTAAGAACCAAACTGTCCTGCTTAACTATGAGGACTTAGGTGGCTACGTGTGGTCTGACCAAGTCATCCAACGTGACTTTGTTTTCTGCCCCGCAGATGAGTGTGACTACAAGACATTCATTCGCAACATCGGTGGTAATGATGACCAACGTGTAGCCTCCATCGAGTCGACCATCGGGTTCATCCTGCATGCATTTAAGAATGGTGGCTACTGCCCTGCGGTAATCATTAATGATGAGGTGATATCAGAGAACCCTGAGGGTGGTACTGGTAAGGGTTTATTCATGAACGGCATAAGCCGAATGAAGAAGGCTGTCACCATTGATGGTAAGTCATTCTCGTTCGATAAGTCTTTTGCTTATCAGTTAGTGAGCACAGACACGCAGGTGTTGGTGTTCGATGATGTGAAGAAGAACTTTGACTTTGAGCGATTATTCTCGGTAGTTACTGAGGGTATCACGGTTGAGCGTAAGAACAAGGATGCGATTAAGATCCCATTCCATAAGTCACCTAAGGTGGTCATAACGACTAACTACGCTATCCAAGGTAAGGGTAACTCATTTGAGAGGCGTAAGTGGGAGATGGAGTTCAAGCAATTCTATTCTAAAGACTTCACACCTCAGGATGAGTTTGGTCGGTTGTTATTCAACGACTGGAGTCAAGATGATTGGTGTGCGTTCGACAACTACATGATCAAAGTATTGCAGGGCTACCTAAATACCGGCTTGGTTAAGTGTAACTTTGTAAACCTTAAAGAACGCAAGTTCAGGGCAGAGACTAACGCTGAGTTTGCTGAGTGGGCTCATGAGTTTGGGCCATCATTCATACCAACAAATCAGCGATTCAGACCTGATGATGTGTTTGATAAGTTTATAGCGGATAACAACGGCATGTTCCGTATGCTATCTAAGCAACGATTTAATTCGTGGCTACGTACCTACTGCTTGCACATGACAGGAAGTAACCCTGTAGAGGGTCGTGATGGTGCAGGTAAGTGGATGGTGTTCCCATTAAAAGAAGATAAACAATTAGAATTATTATGACAACAGTCAACTCTTTAAGTGGAGGCAAAACATCATCGTATATGGCGGCTCATTTCCCAGCTGACGTAGATTTATTTTCTTTGGTTAGAACCACAGATGAGTCGTGTAAGTTTAAGGACGATGCAATCAGAAAGATTGTAGAGGACAGACTTCAGACTGATTTTATTGGTACGCTAGAAGAGGATGCAATTATCTACACGATGCTAGATTTAGAGCAGTATCTAGGCAGAAAGATTACTTGGATAACCGGCCCAACTTTTGACTCAATCGTTAACAAGAATCGCAAAGACAATGGGGAGTATTATAAATACTTGCCTAACGTAATGCAAAGATTCTGCACGGTGCATATGAAAGTTAACCCAATCTTTGAATGGTGTAGAGCCAACACGGATCTACCTGTTGAAATGAGAATTGGGTTCAGGGCTAATGAGACTAGACGTGCCAACAATATGTTGAAGCGTTGTGTAGATGGAATTGAGAACTTTAGGGTTATCAAGTCAACTAACGAGCGTGGCAGACATAAGTGGCACTCTATCCCATACCGCACACCAAGATTCCCTTTGATAGAAGAGAACATTTTAAGAGAGCAGGTTCACGAGTATTGGAAAGATAAACCAGTTAGGTTCGCTTACATGAACAACTGTGTTGGATGTTTCCATCGTAATCCTGCTTTACTTAAGTTAATGTCGGAAATTCAACCCACTAAGTTTGATTGGTTCGCTAATCAGGAGACCGACTCGGCTAGATTTATCAAGGGTACATCCTATAATAAAATCAAAGAATCATTTAAACAAGTGGAATTATTTGAGTCGGACTTTAACGAATGCGACTCAGGTTTCTGCGGACTATAACTATGCCAGATATAGCAATGTGCACCGGAGATGAGTGCCAAAAGAAGCAGATGTGCTACAGGTACACAGCAAAAGCGAGTGACTACCAATCTTATTTCATGACACCACCTGTAAAGGAAGATGGTACATGTGAGTATTTTTGGAACAACGAAAAATATAATAATAAAACAGAAGAAGATGCCATACTTGAATCATAACATTCCAACACTAACTTGTTTCATACGTAACGAGTTTTTATTTAACCATACCAAAGGGCATGGAGAGCACACGCTATGTGACGTTCACTCAGTCGCATCCATTGAGAAAAGAATCCCTTTGTTTGAGGCGTTCTTGGAGAATGGTGTGAACTGGACACGTAGACCTATCCACGCATTTTGTTGGAGAAAAGATGCTGAGGAGCTACCACTTACTGAGTACATGTATTGGGATTGCTTTAGCTCATACGTAGATGTTCAGGTAAGAGCACGCATGTCAGGGCTAAGAGCTGACCTGATCTCAATAACAGGAGTCAAAAGACAAGGTATTTACTTGTTTACTCTGGACTGGGCATTTGAGAATAAGGGTATGCTAGATACTAACTTCTCTGAGACGCCTGAGCACAAGTGTGGTCACGTGTTTAAAATGGACAATGGCAACTACTTTATCTATCCTAATAACAGAATTATTTGGATGGACAATGCTTGGACTTACAATCGAATTGATAAGAACCCGGGATATCAAATTGACATGTCGGTTTACTCTATTGAGAACAAAACAAACTACGAGACTGATTATAGTTATGTAACTGAATTTAAAGACAATGAAGGATAAACAAACACCAGTCGACTTTCTATTCAGTGAATTAGAAAGATGTCAATACTTTATTGGCAATGACATTTATCAGGCTTACAAAGAAGCTAAAGAGATGGAAAAAGAATTCTATTATAATCTAACTTATACCAATGATACAACTGAGGGATTACCAAAAGAAGATAGTAAGCGACGGGCTTGGCATTATTAAAGAGCACGGTCTACTATATCTATCCATGGAGGTAAGAACTGGTAAGACCATGACATCCTTAGCTATCTGCGATGCGTTAGGTGCTAAAGAAGTATTGTTCATCACTAAGCTAAAGGTGGTACCGGGTATCAAGAAAGACCATAAAGATTTAGGTTGTAACTTTAACCTTACGTGCGTAAACTATGAATCGATTCATAAACTTGAGGGGACAAATTGGAACCTCATAATTTGTGATGAAGCACACACGATGGGTGCATTCCCTAAGCCTAGCAAAAGAGCGAAGCAGGTTAAAGATTTGGTAAAGAAGTCTAACGCAAAGGTTATATTTCTATCGGGTACACCGACACCTGAGAGTTACTCTCAGATATACCACCAGCTTTATGTGCATCCTAACAACCCATTTAGATCATATGTCAACTTTTATAGGTGGGCTAATGACTATGTTAAAGTTAAAATAAAATACATAGGTGCAATGAAAGTTAATGACTACTCAGGTGCAATGAAGGATAAGATTATGGATGCCATCAAGCATCTAATGATTTCGTTCACCCAAGAGAAGGCAGGCTTTACTACATCAGTAGAGGAGGCCGTACTTAGAATTGCAATGAAGCCAATGACATACAAGTTAGCTAACAAGCTAAAGAAGGACTCGGTTGTTCAAGGTGATGACGATGTGATTCTTGCTGACACTGGTGCTAAGATGATGAATAAACTTCATCAGATGTATTCCGGTACCATCATCCTTGAATCAGGCAAGCGGTTAGTGTTTGACTATACCAAGGCTGAGTATATCAAGGAGCAGTTTAGAAACAAAAAGATAGGAATCTTTTATAAGTTCAAAGCTGAATGGGATGCATTGAAGTTTGTTTTTGGAGAGGACTTAACAGATAATCTCGATGAGTTCAATACCACTCGCAAGAACATCGCTCTTCAGATTGTATCAGGCCGTGAGGGGATCAGTCTCCGCAATGCCGACTTCTTGGTGTACTATAACATAGACTTTAGTGCGACATCATATTGGCAGAGCAAGGACAGGATGACCACCATCGACAGAAAGTTTAACAAGGTGTATTGGGTATTTACGATTGGAGGAATCGAGGAAAAGATTTACGAAGTGGTTCAACAAAAAAAGGATTACACTCTAAATTTTTTCAAGAAAGATTTCTTAAATTCGTAGCCCCATGTCAGAACAACAAATCCAATCCAAACGAATTAAGCAACTAGAGAAAGAAGGGTACTACGTTCTTAAGTTAATTAAGACTAACAAGAACGGCATACCTGACTTACTAGCTTTGCACCCGACGAAAGGAGTTTTGTTTAGTGAGGTGAAGACACCAACAGGAAAAGTATCAGACTTACAAAAATTTAGACTAGATGAGCTTAGAAAACATGGATTTAGAGTCGAAGTATTTCGAGGACAGACAGATGGTAGCAGTACCGAGGAGTCTTTTCGGGTGGATAAACTCGATGAAGGCAGATGCTTTTGATCAGGTAACTGATGCATTGGTATACTTCTCAAACGAAATAAACGAAAATGATGATAGAAGTATCGTATTTAACGTGGTAGGCGAAGAGCCAAAATATTTTAGGTTCTTAGCTTCTAAAGGAGAGATAACATTTGACAACCAACCTCCTGAAGATATGGTAGCTGTTGAATTACTAGAGCAGATAGACATCGACGAATTTTTAGACGAGGTACTAGCTGGCAATCAAATTATTAAAGACAAAACAATAAAACGATTTATCGCATCTTATGAGCTTATTTGAAAAAAGAATTGCATACAAACCTTTTGAATACCCTGAGTACTACACAGAAGGTTGGCTTAAACAAGCTCAGGCGTTTTGGTTACACACAGAGATTCCCATGTCATCCGATGTAAAAGATTGGAATGAGAATCTGACAGAGAATGAGAAGCACGTGGTAGGTAACATCCTACTTGGCTTTGCTCAAACAGAATGTGCTGTATCAGACTACTGGACAGGCATGGTGACTGATTGGTTTCCTAAGTATGAAATCATTCAGATGGCTATGATGTTCGGGGCTCAAGAAACTGTTCATGCAACGGCTTACTCGTATCTTAATGATACCCTTGGTCTTGATGACTATGAAGGATTCATGCACGAGCCTGCTATTGCTAGTCGTGTGGAGGCATTAACATCTGTGCCTCACCATTACAATTATAAGATTCTTTGCACCAGTGCACCGGCCCGTAGAGATGTGGCTAGATCACTAGCAATCTTCTCAGCGTTCACCGAAGGGGTTGCATTGTACAGCTCATTTGCTGTGCTCTACTCGTTCCAATTGAACAACAAGCTAAAAGGTGTTGGCCAACAGATGAAGTGGTCTGTAAGGGATGAGGCTTTGCATTCTAAGATGGGATGTCAATTGTTCCGTCACATGTGTGAGGAGTTCCCTGACCTGAAGACAGATGCTAAGGACGCCATCATTGAGGCCGCTAAGTTAACGCTTGATATGGAGATGAAATTCATCGACAAGATATTTGAAAGAGGTGACTTAGAGAACTTAAAGGCTTACGACCTTAAACACTTTATGCACAAACGCATCAACGACAAGTTAGTAGAGCTAGGCTACGATGCCATCTTTGCTTACGACCCAGGTGCTGCCGAGCAATTGGATTGGTTCTACCAATTGACAGCAGGAGTTGAGCATTCTGATTTCTTTGCAACTAGACCAACAGCATACAGTAAAGCCAACGAAGGCGAGGACTGGAGTGACATGTTTTAACTTTAACTAAATTAAATAAAACGATGATCAAGCATCACCCAATTCACGAACAAGACCTAATAGATTTAGGTTTTGAGAAAGTCTTTGTCTCTCAGCATGAGTCAGGACATCCTGAGGATTTTTACTACTACGTGTATGTAATATCCAACCACACTACCTTAATAACTAACGCTGATGATGAAGCAAAAGTTGGGAGGTGGCACGTGTACTTATTCGATGATGATTTTTACTTTGACGAGATAGAACCTCTAACAAACTTTTTAACATCTTTTAGCTATGCCAAACTCCCCAATAAAAATGGAGATAGTGTTGCCAGATAAGTCAACAGCTTCAATAGATGCAAGCAATGCAGAGAGTGCTGTGCAAATGATAGAATTTTTACTTGAACTAATTAAATCTTTAGAAAATGATTAATCACGCAGAGAGCCTAGGATGGGAACTAGATATAGATTTCCCAGCTTGGGGTAACTCACCCGAATACGTAAAGACAATCTCAGGTGGATACCTGCTTGCAGGAGAGAAACCAATTAATGCATACGCACGTGTGTCTCGTGCCGTAGCTGATAGACTTGGTAAGCCTGAGATGGCTGACAAGTTCTTTCAATACATTTGGAATGGATGGTTAAACTTAGCCACACCTGTGCTATCTAACACAGGCACAGACAGAGGCTTGCCTATCTCTTGTTATGGTATTGACATTGAGGACTCAGTGTTTGATATTGGAACCAAGAACTTAGAGATGATGCTACTAGCCAAGCATGGTGGTGGAGTAGGTGTGGGCTTTAACCGCATCCGTCCTGCAGGATCAAAGATATCTAAGAACGGTACGTCTGATGGTGTTATCCCATTCAGTAAGATATTTGACTCTACTATTCTTGCAACATCACAGGGCAATGTCCGTCGTGGTGCGGCATCTAGTAATCTAAACATTGAGCACAAAGACTTTGAGGATTGGTTAGAGATTCGTGAGCCTAAAGGTGATGTGAATCGCCAGTGCTTGAACCTACACCAGTGTGCTGTGGTGGGTGATAAGTTTATGCGTAAGCTAGAAGATGGCGATGTGGATGCACGTCGTAAGTGGGGTAAGTTACTGCAGAAGCGTAAGGCCACAGGTGAGCCGTACATTATGTTCAAAGGCAACGTGAATAAGCAGAACCCTGAGGCATACAAGAAGAATAGCTTGAAGGTATACATGACCAACATCTGCTCTGAAATCGTATTGCACACAGATGAAAACCATAGCTTTGTTTGTTGCCTGTCATCAGTCAACCTAGCTAAGTACGATGAGTGGAAAGACACAGACTTAATCTATGTAGCTACATGGTTCCTAGATGGTGTGCTAGAGGAGTTCATCCAAAAAGCTAAGAACATGAAAGGATTCGAGAACGTAGTTCGCTTCGCTGAGAAAGGTCGTGCTATTGGCCTAGGTGTACTTGGGTGGCATACATACTTACAGCAGAAAGGTATCCCATTCGAAGGACTACTTGCTCAGTTTGAGACACGTAAGATATTCTCTCAGATTAAGATTGAGTCTGAGCGTGCATCACGTGACATGGCCGCTGAGTATGGTGAGCCACTATGGTGCGTAGAGACAGGGATGCGTAACACACACTTACGTGCTATTGCTCCCACGGTATCCAACTCTAAGCTAAGTGGTAACGTGTCAGCTGGTGTTGAGCCTTGGGCCGCTAACGTATTCACAGACCAATCAGCTAAGGGTACATTCATTCGCAAGAATAAAGAACTTGAGAAGGTGCTAAAGAAGATTGGCATTAACACTAGAGAGATATGGGATAAGATTCTTGCCGATGGTGGATCAATCCAAGACATACCTGAGCTAGATAATTGGTTCTATGTGAACGGTAAGTTGACAGAGAATCCTGAGGGCGATGACCACATCCCAGTTAAAGATGTATTCAAAACATTCAAGGAGATAAACCAATTAGAATTAATTAAACAGGCAGGTATCCGTCAGCAGTACATCGACCAATCTGTTTCGTTGAATCTAGCATTCCCATCTCAGGCTACACCTAAATGGATTAATCAGGTACACATGGAGGCATGGAGACAACGCATCAAAACATTGTATTATATGCGTACTGAGTCTGTTTTACGTGCTGATATTGCTACACGTGCAACCGACCCTGATTGCTTATCTTGCGATGGTTAAAATTTTTTATTAAAAATATACAAGTAATTAGATATTTAACTAAATTTACAAAGGTTAAAGTGATAATTTTTTGAAGGGGAGGTGTTTATCGTTTTACACTTCCCCTTTATTTGTTTATGAAAGAGCATATTGACTATACTAACACAACAATTCGCTTCATCAATAAGATGACGGATGAGATATATGAGGCTCTTATGGACAAAGAGTACGAGGATCTTCAGGATTCCATTTACATTCTAATCGAAAAATTAAATCAATTACGTGATGAAACCTTACCTAGAATACGCACTAGAACTACACCAGCAGGGAGACCTTAATAAAGCTGAGATTGCTAAAAGAGTACAGGAACACTACAATATGCACGACCGCAACGTAGAGACTCTTCGCAAGAAAATATCCGCATACATTTTAAAGATAGAGCACAAGAGCCTCAGTGATGAGTGTGATGCGCAAGGTGCACCCGCAGGTGAGGTATCGCACTATTGGCTAAAAACAGACAAGCATTCTATATTTGTTAAGGTTGACAAGAAAGACCCGATAGAAGCCTACCATGATATGCGAGCAGACATCGTGGCTGAGATGCAAAAGCACGCACCTGTATACCCTAAGTTAGAACGTAACAACAATCAAGATGGTCACCTGTTAGTAGTTGACCCAGCTGACATTCACATCGGTAAGTTAGCCTCCTCTTTTGAGACTGGAGATGACTACAATAATCACATCGCTGTTCAGCGTGTACTTGATGGTGTACGTGGTATTATTCAAAAAGCATCAGGGTTTAACATCGACAAGATTCTTTTTGTAGGTGGCAATGACATCCTTCACATAGACACACCAAAGCGTACGACTACGGGCGGAACTCCACAAGATACAGATGGAATGTGGTACGACAACTTTAGAGTCGCTAAGAAGCTATATATCGACGTCATCGAGATGCTCATTAGTATTGCCGACGTTCACTTTGTGTTCAACCCATCAAACCACGACTATACTAATGGTTTCTTTTTAGCTGATGCTATTGAGTCTTGGTTCCATAACAACCCCAACATTACATTTGATTGCTCTATCGCACACAGAAAGTATACAAAATATGGAAACAATTTAATTGGGACTACGCATGGCGATGGTGCGAAGACTCAAGACTTACCTTTATTAATGGCTCATGAAGCAAGCAAGGAGTGGGCAGACTCCAAACACCGTTACGTATATACTCACCATGTGCACCACAAGTCTTCTAAGGATTATATGGGCGTTTGCGTCGAGTCTCTCCGATCTCCCAGTGGTACCGATTCATGGCACCATAGAAATGGCTATCAACACGCACCTAAAGCGGTTGAGGGATTCATCCACCACAAAGAGAATGGGCAGGTTGCACGACTAGTTAATATATTTTAGTATTTTTGTGAAAACATAATATCATGACAGTACAAGAATATGTTAGTGCATTGATGGAGATTGAGAATATATCTCACATCGCACACCTACAGACATCATCATTTGCAGAGCATAAGGCTTTGAATGAATTATACGACGGAATTGCTGACCAGTTCGACGCATTCGTGGAGGCTTACCAAGGTAAGTATGGCATCATCAAAGGATACAAGTCTTTTAAATTAGATGAGTCTGTTGATATGGTATCTTACTTGAAAGAAAAGATGTCAGCATTTGAAATGTATAAGGCTACATTAACTGATGGCTACTTGCAACAAATGGTTGATAATACACAAGAGTTATTGAGTACAACTCTATATAAATTAAGATTTTTAAGTTAAAATTGCGTATAAGGTGATTAGTTAAAAAGGGGGCTCTTGGCCCCCATTTTTATTTTAGAACTTCACTTTTGTTTTTGATTTAGAAGCAGTTTTTTCTTCTTTAGCTTTCTTTTTATTTTTCAAAGCTTGATTCTTTACAATCTTCTCGATGTTTGTTCCATAACTCAAGAATTCTCTTGGCCCTAATGTACTAGCAGTTATGGCTCTAGGTATCAAGGATAATTTTAGTTGTTTCTTCTGCTCCTCTGTGTATTCTGTTTTATTCCCATACTTATCAGTGAAGTAACCTTTGTCTGCATCTTTATACGTTTGGTATATTTTATACAATGTTTCATAAGCGACATTCGGAACACCACCAATTAAGGACATTAAACTTTCTCCCTCTTTCGGGTCTTTTACATAGAATCTAAATGGAGTATCTAGCCTTTCTTTTTTCTTTGCTGTCTCTCTTTCTTGTAATGTTTTTCTAGGTTTACGTTTGCCCTTTACTTTTTTGCCTAATAATGATTCTGCATTTTTAGCAGCTTCTTTCTCGGCTTCTTTTTCAGTTTCTTTTTTAGCTTTTAGTTGTTCATCTGGAGTACCTCCTTCAATCATATCTAAAGCTGAATTAAGGCTTAATAATACTAAATCAGATGTAAATTCAGGTAAATTAAGAGCAAATTCATTAAAAAGTTTACCATAAAATATCTTATCCTTAAATTGTTCGTCTAGTAATTTATCCTCTTCGTCTCTATCGTCTCCACCTAAAGAAGCATATGCTGCTGCTAATAACCATCCTTGTATACCTCTTTGAACCCATTCGAATATATATGATTCAGCAATACCGGATGCTAAAGATTGTAAAGCAACAGCTTTATCTTCAATGTTAGAGTTTTTAGATGTAAGTATTGTTATATTTCTTGCATTCTTATCCTTTAAGTTAAATTGATAAGACGCAAACGGAAATACCAATTGACGAATAATCTTTGTGGTTGGATTTTTAGATGCAAGTAACTTTCCTCCCAACTCAGATACGTTCATATTTTGCTGATCTTGAACCATATATTCAGCGTAATCAGCAGCCTCTTCGTTTATTTCGTGAGTTTTCCAGTCAATATTTGTATCTAAACCTAAGTCCTTTAGTTTCTTTCTGTAGTATGCAAACCAAGAAACTTTAGCTACAAAAACGTCAGGCTTTTTTAAGAATGTTTCAATATAGAAATCACTTATATTTGAAGCACCATCTACCAATTGGTTTACATTCTTATTTTTATTCCTCTCTATTAAATTCTCTGCATAGTCTATGGATGTTTGAGACTCTGCACCACGCAAAGAAATACCATATCCAGAATTATTTAATGCTTTTATAGCATCATCATTCATATAATCTGCAAAGCTATTAAGATAAGCCTGTGGGTCGTCAATAGTATTGATTAATGTATTAAATGTCATAGGCAATGATTGCTTAACAGCAGCATTCATAGATCCTAAACCAATCTTTGTACCCATACGACTTACAGTAGAGAGTACCTTAGCTGCAATCTTAGTTTCATATAAACTAGATGTATCTGATCGCTCTCTTAATGCATTTATATTAAACATCAAACGATCCTTAATCATTTGTCTTTGATTGTAATCAGGAATCATTTCTTTGAATGCGTTTGAGTTTATATAACCCATATACCTTTGAACAAAAGGAGTTGTTCTTACATCTATTATGGTTCTTTCTAAAGCTTTAATATTACCAGAATCAAAGTCATAATCTCTAACACGGGTAACTTCATTATTCGTCATAGGAAGACCTTCTATTCTATTTATTTTTTGTAACGTACCAACACGCTCAGTTTTTATTGCATCAAAATCCATTTTAAACGAACCTTTAGTCAATAAATCAACGCTTGTATCTGAGGCTAATTTTTCATACATCTCAGGGGTATAGTTTGTATCTTCACCTAGAATTATACCATAATAATCGGCCGCCATTCTCTTAAATTCAGGATAGTATTTTTTCCATTCGTTTTGGAATTCCTGAACAGCAGTTTGATTTATAGGATCAATTTCTTTCTTAACACCATCGATATCTTTTTTATCTTTTATTTTTTGATATACCTGGTCATATAGGTCAGCTTTCTTGACCAATAAACTGTCTTTCGTCTTTTTCAATTCTTCAATCGTAAGACGTAATTGCTTCATCTTTCTATCGAACTCTTTTTTAATTTCCTCAGGAGTTCCATTTAGAATGGTTCTAGATAAATCAGCAAATATACCACGCTCGTATGCATTATATGCTGTATAGAAATCTTGGTCATTTGGTCTAGAGCCTTTAAATCTTTCTGAGTATTTATCAGCAAACTTATTAGCAATACTTTTACCATCAACAAATCCCTTAACAATTCCAGAAAACCCAGAGTTTCTTAAGAACTTAATACCCTTGGCTGTGCTTCTAAACATATTGACAACCAAAGAGTCCACCTTTGATACATAGCGACCCCATAGAGAACTATATATCTTACCAGCAAGAGGAATTCGTCCTAATAATCCATAGATTAATGGTTGGGCGACTAAACCTGCATTTAAATCTTTATCGGAATTAGTAACACCAACGTATGATTCATACACAGCTCCCATTCGAGTTGTAATACCATTAACGATTAAGTTCTCTAATGCATTTACAGCAGCCAATTGTTTATCAAGAGGCAATGCTTCAATGTCCATATTTAAGAAATTGTTAATCAAATCAAAATCGGCATCCAACTCATCAATCTCCCCGTTGGCCATCATATCACGTACAACATCAGAGAACCCTTCAAAGGCATTCTTAGTATATTCTTTTACTATGTCGGACTTAGTAGAATCTGCATTCTCGACATTCTCTTCCACTGATGAGATGTAATCTTGAATTTCTTCTAATGACATCGTGTCGTCAATTAGTTTTGCATCCACCAAATATTGGTATTGATCCAATAAGATATTTTTATTTATCTCATCTTGGATATCTTTCTGCTCTTTAACATAGTCATTTATTTCAGACAATACAGCTGCACGTCTTGCTAATACCTCTCCTTTAACTACTTTTACACCACGTACCGCATTGAACATTTGCTCAGCATAATCAATATACTCATCAATATCCTCTACTAAACTTGGTCTGATAGCTACGAGTCCTCTTGCTGCAATCTTAATATCATCAACTACAGTATCTGACTTAATAGCTTTCTTAATCTTAGATCGTAAATCATTAGCCTGAGCAACTTTAGCTGCATATTCAGCGTTATCTAATACACGTTCAACTCTATTGAAGAAGTTCTCACGTATAGTAGGATTCATCAAATTAGATTTCAACCCATTCAATAAAACATTAGCCTGAGCTTGAGTTAACTTGTTCCCTTTCTGAAGTGACTTTATTTTATCTACCGCATTAGCAATGCTTGTTTGCACTGCTTTAGTGGCAACCTTTGCTCCTTTAGCTTCTGCTTTTAATGTAGCTTTCAATGCATCTAATTCATTGATAGCAATCTTATCTAAAGATCCTTTTAGAATACTATTTACTTTCTCTATGAATTTTTTTCTAGCATCTACTGTGTCTAGCTTTTTGCCTAATGCATTGAATACAATATTAAGGTCTCTTTTACTTAATGCACCTTTGATATTTTTCTTTACATAATCATTAATAAGCTTTCTTGCTTTTTCTGCAAAATCAAATCCTGTCTTAGCAGCCTTAGATTCTACTCGCAACTTTTCTTTTAATCCTGTAACTTCATTAACAGGAACTTTCTTACCAGGCTCTTGACCTAATATCTTTTTAGTTGATGAGGCTTTCTTACCTTTTGTAGGTGTGACAGGCTCTTCTGTTACTTGCTCAACTACTTCTTCAGGTTGAACTTCTTCAGTAACTGTAACCGTTGGGCCACCGGTAACTTGCTCAGTGACTCCTTGAGTTGTTGGAGTTTGTTCGATGGCTCCGAAGACTTCATCGATGTCTTGTTCTGTTGCATTTTGCTCAAAGTTTTTAAGTGTGTATTGGTAAGCTATCTCTTGAGCACGTTGCCCACGGATTGTTCTTTTTTGATTGTTATCGGTATCTAAGTTTACAGATACTACATCACCATTTTCATCATAATTAATAGCAGCCATTGGATCGCTATAATTATTTAGTAAAGTATTACCCTCTATTGTTACAGAGTTGTCATCGTTTACTGTGATTTCTAAAGGTGCCTCCTCAGAAAGACCTAACTCTTCTAGAGATTGGTCTTGTATTTCATTGATGTTGCCAAGTTCAGTAATTCTATCGTCAGATTCAAACACAACTGTGCCATTCTCTTCAGTATACAAACTGCCTCTTTTGCCATCTAATGTAAATACTTTAGGCTTATTTACTGCATCAATTATTGTTACAGCTGGGGTAACGACCTCTTCTGTAGTAGTTACTACTTCTTCAGCAGGAGTTACTTCTTCTGCTTTAACTTCTTCGGTAACGACTTCAGGTTCTGCTTGGGGTTCTCCTTGCGCCACTTCTCCGCTAACTCCGGTTTCTGGCTGTACAGGTACTTCACTTGTTGTTTGCTCTTGAACGGCATTTTCTGGTATTTTAGATAGTTGTTCGTTATTTTTATTTATTATCGCTTGCTTACTTTCAATTTCAGCTGCAATGTTTTTAACTAATTGCGGATTTTTATTTGCCATATAAGCAGATAAATCATCAATCTCATTTTGGACTTTCTGATTCTGTGCAATTAAAGCAAAAGCTTCCCTTTGTCCTTTAGTAGAAAGATTGTCAGGTATTTCCTGCAATATTTTTTTGCTATTAGCTAGTTCTTTTATAGATGCCTTAGCTTGATCTTCAGTAATCTTACCTTCGATAAATTGCACTTGCAAGTTTGCTAAAGTGGCTGTCATATGGTTGTCATCCAACACCAAGTCTCTCCACTCTTCAAAGTCAGCATCACTCATTTGCTTTCCTGACAAAGCTCTTTGGGCTCCTGAAATTGTACCACCCATAATAAGACCACCTAAGCCTTCTACGTGTGCATCATATAAAACCTTATCTAAAAATTCACCTGAAAGTAATTTAGGGTTTTCAAATAAGTCAATATTATTTGCCTTATCATAAATTTCCTTAGTAACAGTTTCTGTAAAGGACTGAAGACCACCAGTTTCAAATTCACTTAAGTAGGCTTTTGCTGCGGTAGTTCCGCCTTGTAAAATCATCTTACCTACAGCACTTTCTGCAACCTTTTTAGTAGCTAATTCTATAGCTCCTAACGTAGCATTTTTAGGAACCTGAGACAATACCATATTGGTAAATCTACCCAACAAAGGAGTGCCTTTACCTAATACATTTCTAAATCCAAAATCCTCTAAGAATCCAGATACAATCGCAATGGGAAGTGTTATCTTCTTTCTTTCGTTCTCATCCATTGAAGCTGTCTGAGGATTGTTATCCATCTCTTCATTTAGATTAGCATACATTTGCATTGCACCTGTAGCAAAACGACCATATCCACCTGAAGCCATCATAGGAATACTTTCAGCAACACCTAATACGGCCTGAGCAATATCCCCTGACTTCTTTTTTTCTTGAATAAATTCCTCGGTAGTACCCTCAGATTTTACTCCTTCATAACCTTTCTTTAGAATTGGTTTAAACTCATTAATAACTTCTTTCTTAGAAAGGTCTTTAACTTTAGTTTGTATTTGATCTTCGGTAAGTTTGCCTTTTGATTCTTTTATAACCTTGTTTCTTAGCTCAGATTCCTTTTGCTTGCTTGCATAAGGTATCCCCATTAAATCAAGTATTTCAATACCTGCATCAATGGTTGCCCTTTGCATACCTTGGCCATACTTTTCGAATCCAGTTACAACAGAATTCCAAAGAGCACCACCCCAATTACCTTGCTTGGCTTTTTCTGCATAGTTTTGAGTGACTAATTTATTTAATCCCTTTACATCTTGATTTAACTGTGCAATATCTTGGTTTACAGTTTCAGCCTCTTTATTTAATGATTCTTTTTGATTTTCTAAAGTAGCAATCTTAGCATTGACCGATGGGTCATTAGGGTTTAATTCGATGTAAGCATTTAACTCATCGTATTGTTTTGACAACAAATCAGCCCTCTTTTTAAAATCGGCTTGTTTAATAGATAAGTCTTTTGATTTACCGCTTAAAGCTTTACCAACAAAATCAACATCTTTAGTAACACTCCCTTTAGGAGCGAAAAAAACGGGATTGGTATAATCAAATTTATTCTTCTTTTTTGATGGGTCTAATAATAGCAATCCCATGCTTTCTCCTTGTGTAGGAGATTTTAATATAGAACCCTTTTGACGAGGAGCCGTAGGTGAAGCAGACGCCCCAGAAACAGACAGAACTTCTTCTGTAGGTTGTGACGGATTTTTTTTTTTAGCTTCGCCAAAAAACTGAGTATAAAACTCTGTTTCAGGCTTGGTATATAAATCTTCAGAAACTAATAATCCATGTAATTTTTTTTGAGATTCAGGATTTGAAAACTGCTTCTCAAAATCATCAAATGATTTAGTGTAAAGATTCTCACTTACCAATAAATTATGTAATTTTTTTCTGCTAGTGTTATCCATCAATTATTATTTATAATGCGTCTGCTTTACCCGCCTTCTTAGTCTTTTGTTTTGCTGCAGCCTTAGGCTTTGCAGCAGATTTTGCTGCAGGCTTACTACCAGACAAAAGTAACCAATCTTTTTCAATAATTCCGCTTTTTTTGGATGGGTGAATAGCTTTAAATGTACTCTTTAAATCACTTACAGTGTATACAGTTTTACCATTAGCATCAACGTATTTAACACCACCTGGTATGGTTATAATATTTGTAATTGAATAACCTTTCAAATTCAAATCATTTGCTATATCTTTTGCAGCTTCGCTATCTTTACCTCTTGACTGTATATCCGTAAAGTTATTTACAGCTACTTGTCTTAATGTGGCTCTATTTGTATCAGATACATTAGGTTTAGTTCCACCACCACCACCACTTGCTTTAGGAGCATTAGGATTAGTTGTTAATGACTTTTTTTGTCCTGTTTTAGCTGCAATTAATTTATCCAAACTATCTACTGCAACCTCTTTCATTTTTTCATCAATGACAGGTGCAGGGAATCCATTAGCATCTTTTGTTATAAATATAAGTTTTGCATTAGGATTTGATTTTAACTTTTCTTTCTTTTCTGATTCTGTTCTATAGAAATCATAACCCTCTCTTTCAGAAAGCACACGTGCTACATCATAAGGTGTAGCTACATAACTAGCAATGAATGTATCTTTAGCATTCTTGTACTCAGGATTACTTTCCATAGAGGATGTCTTAAGCAAACCTCTAGTTCCTAAATTAGATAATACATCATAAGTTGCTACCTTAAATTTATCGGCAGCTAAATCGTAGTTAACTATTTCATCTTGGAACTTATCATATCTAGCTACAATGCCAGGAGTTGATTCAGTACCTTCAATAACCTCTTGTGTGACAGGATCTATCTTAGCAAACATTAATCGCTTGTCTTTAATAATAGGAGATGTGTTTTCTAAATCTCCTGTTTGCAAAAATATTTCATTAAAATATCTTCCCAATGGAGATTGTTTTTCAGCATCTGCAATTATTCTTTGTTCTGCACTAGCATAACCATCAATAGAAGACTTTAAATCGTTTACATCTTGAACTAGATTTTCTCTCTCAATCTTAGCATCCATTTTAGATATTTGGCCCGACTTTTGTAGATTCTCTAATTCTTGTAATCTATTAGCTATTCCATCTACTGCTTTGAATTTAATCTCCTTTATAGTAGGTGCAGACACAGCTTTAAACCCAGACCGAAGAGGAGCCATAGCTTTTTCAGTTTCTGAAGCTAATAACAAATCTTGTTTCTCTTGGAGTTTTTCTTGTTGCAATAAAGCCTTTTCATCCTCAACTCTTTTTCTTTCTTGCAAATCAATAACATTGGAAACTAATCCAGTGCCGATTTTACCAAAATCAATTGGTTGGGTTGCTACATATCCTGCGTATTCTGCCATAATTATTGTCTTATTTTAGAGTATGGATTAGCATAGTATCCTGTTATACCACTAGGCATATTGAAATTCATGGGAGTTGTATTCAATTGGTTTGAATAATCTTTTACTGATTGACCAAAAGCTGTATCTCCCAAAGTACCTTTGTTACCATAAATGTCTTTATATGATGCCAATGTTGCAATATCAGAAGCACCTTGTGCTAAACCGCCAACCCCCGCAGCAATATTACTAGCTCCTTCAGCAGCGGCAATCTGAGCCCCTTGAATTCTACTTTGTGCTAATGATGCTTCTCTGTTAGCTCTATTAGCTTCAATTTGCTGTGCATTTTGAGCTCTAGCTATATCACGTGCATATTGGGCTTCTTGTGCTTGTGCAGCTAATTGTAAATCTTGAGCTTGCGCTTGTTGATTTGCTGCAGTCAATCCTCCAAGAACAGTAGCTGCGCCACCCTCTTGTAATGCTTGTATATTACTAGCTTGTCTTGCTTGCATATTTTGTTGAGCCAACTCAAGCCCTAATGTAGGAACTTGAATATCCGCAAATTTATTAGCTTCATTAATGGCTGCAAATTGTTGGGCAGCCTTACTAGCCGCATTACTAGCATCTGTTCTTGCTTTTTGCCCTTGGTATATCTGGTAGCCAGAACCTAAGGCAGATATTCCTAAACCTATAGCGGCAGCTGTTCCTATTCCCATGTTATAATAATTTTATCATTTCGGTACATCCTTCTTGCGTTTTAATAAATCCGCAATTTTCGTATTTATCTATTAAGCTCTTATTGCGTAAAACAGTCCAAACAGCTTTGTGTCCTGAGTTTTTACACACAACAGAAATAGATTCAATTAAAAATTCAATTGCTTCTTTTCTGTCTTCTTCTTTATATTCAAAATTGGATATAATAAACTCACAAAAAGCAATACCTGAATTGGTTAAATAAGCAAAACCTGCACAAATATTTATGTCTCCTTTCGAAACCATAAATCCTCCTACCCCATTATTCGGTAACATTTCTTTTGCCGGGGCCTCCCATCTCCAATCTTCCCACCACTTAACCAATGTTTCATCGTAGTCACTTTCGTTTAGTAACCTTATATTAAATTCCATTCTACAAATATAATTAAATTATCAAGGATAACTCTTAAATACATCAGAAGTTACCATATACATTTCAGTATAATCTGTATCGTTATTTGTAAATTCCACGCTTAAGTAAGTTCCTCTTGTTGGGCTTGATTCTGCAACCGGGCTTTTTTCGTAAAGAATAAATCTACCATTTGTTGGTGCGGTGCCTGTCACACTCACGGTTACTGTATTTGCAGTATGTGCAGTAATTGGTCCAATGCGTGTAAGCACGCCTGCGTTTACCCAATAAAGAATATCTCCTGTGCTAATTATATCGCCTATATTAAAAGCAAATGTCAACACACCTGCCGCATAAGTAGTCACATTTCCTATGCCTTGAACAGAGGTCATGGATACATCATTAGCAGACAATTCAGTCCTTCTAATATACCCATACCATGTGCCTTCTTTTAAGTCATACCAATCTGCATCAATGTAACCTTCTCCTTGATCAGATAAAATATCTGTTTCCCAAGCAGTAGTTGAATTAGTAGCTATGGTTTTAAATGACTTTGTTTGAGACGGTTCAGTATTAAAAATGGTAGTTATTTTAGATGGGTATAATACACCATAATAGCTATTTCTAGTTACATTGGAATTATGCTTATATAAATTACCGTTCTTAAATGTGTACAAATAATTATTCATAGACACCATCCACTCAGGTAAATATGAGTGGTATGATGTCCATCCTGATAATCTCGGAGAATATGTTATTGTATAGTTAGCCATATGCTTACAAATTTACTTATTTTAATATTACGGACAACTATAGAACGATGTAATTTGAATTGAGCCATTGTATGCAGGCGGAGGTGAGCTTTGTGTAAGCGTAGCTCCTGTGTAAGTGTAGAATACAGGACTCATACTAGGCAACACATATCTCCTACCTACAGATCCTGGAACTATCGTAGTGTATGCAATGCCAACACCAGGAGAACATTCAGCTAACTCATAATAAGTTGTCAGTGTAGGACATCCTGTCAATCCTGTATCTGTAATTGATATTAACGTTCCACCAGGGCTTGATCCCAACACGCTAGTTACAGTGTAAGTAGACCCACCTGATTCAACTCTATCATTTACAGCAAATGTGCCTATCGCATATGCTTGAGAGTTAGCAGTAGCTCCATCAGAGCATCTATACAATGCATACCAATCAAACGTAGGGCCAGGACAACCTGTACTTCCTGTTGTGACAATTGGTAATAATGTTCCAACAGGTGCCGTATTAAGAATGTTTGTAATAGTATATGTAGCACTACCAGAAGTTACTCTTTCGTTCAAGTCAAATGCATTTTGTGCATATTGCTGAGAATAAGCAACAGCAAGCGTAGTGCAATTTAATAATTGATACCAATCATACACGACTGGTTTAGTAGCTTGTGTAACAGGTATTGTGATATTACCTGAGCAACCCGACACAGTTATATTTAAGTTACGTGGAGAACCTAAATTCTCTAAAACCTCAACATATATCAATTGGTTATTTGACCCAAATCTATCACTAACAGTCAACCAACTATTAGTAGGCACTGTTATTGACCAATCTGTATTAGATTGAATATAGAATGATTTCTTTTGTGTTGTACCGTTAAACGATAAGCTAGTAGGCGTTACTGAAATAGAACAATTTTTAATCTTTCTATTATTATCTACAGCTAAAACATAATGCTCGAAGTATGGATCAAACATGCCCAGTTTTACCGTGTTGGTATCTAGGTTCGCCTTAAACCAGTTCTTCATACCTTGAGATGATATCTCAAACAATCCATTAGGTTGTAATGCCATTACAGCACCACGTCTAGCATCTGTGAAGAACAAATCATTACCCCACTTAGTAAAACTCTCTGGGTTTAAACTAATACCATACTCGCCTTCATAAGAAATCTGAGTACCCAATACCTCAGGGATGGATGCAACAACGCCTCCACCTGTAGAGTCACTCAATAAATTCTTACCATAAAGAACCTTAGAAACCTTATTTTCTTGTAATACAATTAAATCTGTGTCACGAGAGAATAACTTTTGAATAGATCCAAAAAATCTATCTAAGTATTTAAAGTTACCAAGTGATAAGTTAAACTCATTCAGCCTATTAATTGCAGTTGTTTCAGTATAAATACCACTGTAAGTTAATGCTTGAACAACTGTTTGCTCTTCGTACCCTTCAATAGTTGAGTTAGCACGTGGACTGAATTGCATTGTTGCTGAATTAAAGTCGTCTCTAATTCTAAAACTTTCTACTCCATTACCAAATGAGAATGCGTTGAAATCGGCATTAAAGTTAAACGTATTTAAATCTATTATCGCCGGAGCACCCAATGCAATATTCTGATTGTCAACATTTCCATAGTGATTGCCATCGATAATAGGATACGTTTGTGAAAGCTCATAATATATATCTTGGTTAGTGTCTATTGGGACTGTTTCAAACAAAGATGGGAACTCAGACTGCTGTAATGAAAACTGTGTATCAATAGCAGGCTCAACTCCTCCTTGGAATGAATAAAAATACATGTACACAGGGTACGTCAGTGTACTTGGGGCAATCGTTGATCCTTGTGATATAAGACCTGGTCTACCAGTAGAAACTAATACTCCACGTCTAAAGCAAACATTCTTAGGCCCAATACTTTGGTCTGATTCATCTAAAGCAATCCATTTCTGATATGCTCCATCTTCAATAAACCACTCCTCAATATTTACGTAATCTTTTGTTGATATAAACGTTTGGGTAATCCATTGATTAGTTCCGTTAGTCTCCTTGTATTTAAACGTCAAAATAGCACCAGCATTAATAGGTCTATCTTGATTATTACCAGGTGATGGACTCCATCCATCTAAAGTAAAAAATACGCCAGGTACAGGAGTGCTATGGTCAATAAGTCCTCCAAATATATTTAAACATACATTTTCTAAATTACCTCTACAATTAACAACCCAATAATCTTTTGTTCTGTGACCTGTGTTTGACAAGAATCTAATAGAACAAGTACTACCTGAATAAGTTAGCGTTTGGTCTGCAGCTGAGTTAATAGTAATTCCACTAGCAACTAATACTTTATAGTTGCCATCATATGAAACATAATACTTAAATGTATCAGCTATACCTGATGTAGAGTCAATCTCAACATAGAACCTAGCATCATTTGCTCCTGTGTAAGCATTGCTTGCTCCTACTATCATATCGTTGATACCAACCCCATAAAATATAGCGTTCTCAGCAACATTAAATCTATTCGTAACTAGTGTGCTAGGTGGATCTTCTCCACCGCCAACATTGTAATCGTAGAAGTATGTAATAGGAGGCAATACAGATGACTCTATCTTAATTCTAAAGTATACACCAGCAGGCTGATTTGAATCAGCACTATTTAAGAAGTTTGCATTCTTAGATTGAATATCTAATATCTTATACTGTTCATTAGTATTAGTTGTTGCGCTCTTAAGATATACGTAAGAACCAACAGATATTTTATCTTGGTCTGCTTGGTTAATTAAGAACCACTTGAATTGCCCGTCTTCAAAATAAGTCAATGGGAATACGTTGTAGTATTCTTGCTTATCTTGCTTAATTACAAATCTGTAATGAGTTGCAAAAGAAGGTGGTTCATAAGTACCATTAATAGTTACACGGATATTATTTCCAGTGATAGCATTTGATGCAGGAATATAAATTGTGTTAGTATTCTCTGTTGGTGTAATTACAGTAGTCATTCTACCATAATCATCCAAATAAACAATACCAATCTCGTAGTCTCTATTACTCTTAAATGTAGGAGTAGGAGTTCCACTTGTAATAGATTGCGTTACTAATGATAATGAGAAAGCTGGGTTAATTGGCTCCTTATTATCCTTTAATAAATTAAAGAACTGAGTATAATTACCATACACCAATCTGCTACCAATTAATTCTTGAGACTTCGCCTTAATTGGAACGTTGTCAAAAAGTCTATTTAATTGCTCAACAGGAAGTAACGTGAATACTTTATTGTTTTTAAACTTAAAAGAATACTCTGTGTTGTCGTCATAATTATTTAGCTCTTTAACTAAACTATCAATTATGTATGTGTTGGTACTTTGAGTATCTCTAAATACTAATTGAATTTCTTTTACGTTCTTTGACCCAGAGTTAAAAGTTATATCTGCTGTGTTAAAGTTATTAACCATCGATATATTCTCTGATACTCCATAGTCGTAAGCATATTCTTTTGGGAAAAATGCTACAGGAGAGAATGGAGACAAAGCACTGTACTCATTATCCAAATACTTGTATCTGTAAGAAAAGTAAAGAAACTTATTCTCTAAGTTATTGGCCTCTCCTTCTGAATATAAATTAATTGTAGGAGCCTCTAATGGAGGAGCCAAGATAACATTTATGTCAGCCTGAGTAAAACCATTGATTGCATAGTTCTTGGCACGATCAACATTAATCCTACGTGGAGGATTTAAGTTGTCAGTCCAAAAAAGAAGACCGTTGATATAATTGATACCTGTTACGAAATACTCCTTGTTAAAGCCAAGCAATGAAGGCGTAGTTGGTGTTGATTTAGTAGCCCGAAGTACAGGTGTTGTTACATTTAATGTTTCGTTATACTCGTAAACAGCATCCAAAGTGTCTGATGCTACTAACCAATAAATTGTATTGTTAGCTTCGACAGCAAGTGATCCGATACAAGTTGCATTAGTTAAATTGTAGTTAGTCCCTTTTAATATATTACCCAAGTAATTTTGAGCAACTCCATTACGTGAGCCGTCTTCTTCGACAAATGCTCCGTCAGAATCGCCAACAATAATATTAAGCGCATCTCTATATGTGCCATCAGGTAAAAAGTGAGGGTCAAGATCTTTATTCATGACCCCCGAAAGGAAATTTCTTTGAAGTTCTATCATTTACTTAATCCACTTAGATTGGCCTCTCATGCTCATCAATAAGCGACCTGGGTGTAAATTACTTAATCTAATCTTTGTGTTTCTCCAATTAGAAACCTTTTCTTTGCGAGCTCTGTTAATAACATACTCAGGCTGATTTGCTTTGGTATTTAAAATAGCCCACTTAATATATGAGTATATATATTCTTCTGCTAACTTATTGATAACGATTTTGCTGTCGTCACCTGGATACAAACCATCTGAAATATATTCAACTACAACAGATTGATTAAACATTCCTGAGCTAAAGTTAATAACTCCAGCTACCTTATCAACTCTGAATGATGGATTAACATTAGCTACCTCTGTATTTAAACCATAAGCAGCACCAAATCCCCAAGTGAAATACCACAATCCATCTACGTACCATCCCCACTGGTTATTGAATGGACAAACCATATAGCTTTCTCCGTCGATACGAGACAAATCTAACTTTGATGTTCCTTGTAATGCATTGCCTTGGTCATCAAATAAGATTTGATATTCGTCATCCTGCAAGAATTCAATAGCTGTGTTTGCTTGAGGGTTTTCGTACATTGGGTACAAATTACCTCCCCAGAATAAAGAAACACGAACGTAGTTCACATAATCGGGAGGCAATACAAATTTCAAGTCATGTCCAACTTCTAATTGCAAGGCGTTAACTTGGCGATTTCCATCATAGTTTAACTCCTGTACCGCTCTTTTAGCATGGAACAAAATCTTATATCTGTTGATATTATTCAACAAGTCACCGTCATCAGTATACATTAAGATGAAGTTATTCACAACATCTCCTAATGTTACATTCTGATACGATCCCCAATTGGCATCGGTAGGGGTGACCCCGTCATTGGTGTAATATTCTTCCTGATTCATTATTGTTGTTTTTGATCAGTGTACGCTTCTTCTGATTTAGCTGCTTGTACCACATCGGCTTCTCTAATACTTACTCCTGCATATTGGCAAATCTTAACCACTAACTTAGGGAAATCAGATATAGCTAACTCAAAATCTTGATAGTCATTTGCTGATTGGTTAAATAAAGGGCTACCGTTTACTACTGTATAAGTCCACTTAGGGTCAGCTGGGTAGCGAACATAGTAGATATTAATATTATCAGTAATAGTAGTTGGATATACAGTTATTTGATTCCCCTGCATAACGTATGTAGGGTATGTTTCTGTAGGTGCCGTTAAATTAGAATTAAGTAAATAGTATAACTTCTCTTGATTAACGTGAGTTACTTCTTTCCCATTATAGTACAGTACATTTAATAAGAAAAAGTTTTCGGGCAATTCAAATTTATCGTCTGTGTTATTATAAACCAAGTCTGCATTCCTAGAAAAGAAATCAATTGTTTGGTCTATTTGCTTAGTAATATCTGAGTAGCCGCTAGTCTCCATGCCCTTCATATCCTTTATTTTGGACTGCTGAAAGTCAAAGAAGTATTGCATGAACAATTCTAACTGAGCCTGCTTTGCAAAGCTGTTGAATTCTTCTGGTGTAATAAACCCATTATTATCCTTATTGATAATATTTAGGACAGTATTTCGTACGGAATTTATCATAATGACAAAGATAATAAAAAAAGGGCACTAGATGTGCCCTCTTAATTTAGCGATATTTTTTAGATAATAACTCGTATATCTCTAAACCATCGTTGCTCTGAAGCCACGATGCAAGTAGCTTGGCGGGTTCTTCTCCAAAAGGGACACCCATTAGCTTCTTCTTGTTATCTTGTAGGTTAAAGAATATGTCTCTATTCTTATTCTTTAAGATAAACGTACCGTCTTGCAACGCTTTAACTGCAATGTTTTGCAACTTAAGTTCTGGATCGTTTAGTAATTGCAAGAACTCATACGGGTTATTCCTAGCATATAACATTAAATCTCTTCTTAATTCTTCGCTAGATAAATTATCTACACGAGAATCCATCATTACACGAGCAATAGCTTCTGCTGTAGCAATATCTACTTCACGTGCTGCAATCTGAGCATCTAATTGAATATTAATGTTGTCGATTTGAACTGAAGCATCACGCTTAGTATCAACCTCCTCGAATACTGATCCATTATCTGGATGGTAAGCCAAGAACATTTGCAATACTTGATTCTCCTTAGGAACCGATAACAAACCATCGTCAAAGATGATTGGCTCTAAAATGAAGTTACCATCTTGCTCATCCTCAAAAGGAGACTTTTGGTTAACCGCATATCGTAGTGGTCTGTTAGTATTTGTTTTTGTATCGAAGTACAATAGAGAGCGACGTGTAGTATTACGTGACGCTAACATGAATGAGATAGGAAAAGTTCTTCTCTTTAGGACATACAATTTGTCCACAATTTCTCTGGGATTTGACATTATATTTGATTTTAAAATTTAAACAAAATTAAATAAGGGGAGACCGAAGCCTCCCCCTAAGTTTACTAGTTCTCGAAGATGAAGAAGTTGTTCGCACCAAGAGTACATAAAGCACGCTCAGATAAGAAGTTAACCTCCATTGCATCAAGGTCGCTAGTTTGAGCACCACCAGCAGAACCAGTGATCCAAGTTTTGTAGCGACGATCTTCAGTTTCAGAAGCACGGTAACGAACGTGTAAGAACGGACGCTTTGCATTCTTTCCTAAGATTTGATCGTATACGTTAGTAGAACCTGCAGGTACTAAGATACCATTGATACCACCACCAACGATTCCACCACGAGTAGTAGCATCGTTTAAGTATTTCCAATCAGTCTTGTAGAAGTCATAACCACGACGGAATCCTGTGAAACCTAATTCTAACGCCATGTCTTCTTTGTTGTCGAACAAACCGTATGAAGTACCACCTGATCCGTAAGAGTTTTGAGAAGCTAACATGTCGTTGATATCGAAAGAGAACTTACGATTAACGAACAATACGTTCTCTTGGATAGCTCCTTGCTTGTCAAGACGTTGGATGATAGCATCGAAGTCAGACAAAGTAGTAGGGTTACCACCAGACCATACGTTACCACGAGTTTGAACTGCATCAAATAAACCTTGAGTACCAGCGTCGCCAGGTTGAACTTGAGAAGAAGCAACTGTCAAGTAAGTTAAAGCACCTGAACCAGCTTCTGCAGGAACACCTTCAACCATTGACATCTCTAAGTAGTCTTCGAAACGCAAACGAGTCTCGTGCTCAGATTTGATGTACCATAAGTAACCAGTAGCACCATTCTCAGAAGTTACTTCAACCCATCCGATTTGAGCCATGTCAGAACCAGATACAGTGTACTTGTCTTTGATGATGATTGGCTTGTTCTCGAAGAATAAGTCTTGAGACTCTAAAGAACCGATCATACCAGTTGAACCCTTAGTGAATTCAGAACCGTAAACGAATGCAGTAGAAGCAGTCGACGCAGCGATTGTTTGTCCTGGACCGTTGTAGTAAGCAACTGTGAAAGTGTTAGCAGAAGTATTTACTGCAGTGATAACCGCTTTATCAGAAGCAGAACCAGTGTTAGCAGATAAAAATACAGTTTGGTTAACACGGAAGTTAACGATTACGTTAGAATCATTAACTGTCCAAGTTGCGGTGTCAGCACCAGCAACAGCAGTAGTTGTTACGTTAACATATTTAGTATGTAAACGACCTTGCTCTGCCCACTTAATTAAGTCAGAGTTAGAAGGTAATTCTGCACCTACCATACGTAAGAAAGATGCAATAGAGCGATTACCATAACGTTCGAATTCTGACTCGTAAGTATCAGGAAGATACTGGTTTAAGAAGTCGAAGTTAGTAATGTAGTTAGTAGGCAATGTTGCCCGTACCGCAGAGGGTTGCAATTGAAACCCCGGGGATGCTTGAACTGATCCAGCCATTGTTTTGTTGTTTGTTTTTTAGTTTATAATTTTCTTATTTTTAGTCTGCTACCATGATCATTATCCAAAGCCTTAACTGAGAACCCACCTTTTTCAACATGTTGTGGAGCGTTTCTTACGCTCATGTCGATGTTTTTGCTTTGACGAACTGAGTCATCAATTGCATCTGCTTTGCCCATATCATAAAAGAATTTGGCCATTGCATCAGGGTTCATTGCCGCAGCAATTGTTTTATGATACTGTTTAGCATCCTTAATGTATCCATCTTCATTAACAAAATTGTTAAAGAATTTAGAAATGTCTGTTTGTTGAGCTTTCAGCTGCTCTGGAGTTCCCGGTTTGTAAGAAATCTCTTTATCTCCAATCTTGAAATCAAAACCTTTGAATTCATCAGAGAATAAATCGTTTGTCTTATTAATAAAGTACTCCGATTTTTTAGCCTGCTCCTGCTGCATAGCAGTAGATTGGCTAATATATTGCTTGTAAGATTCCAAAGCAACTTTGTCTTCATCAGGAATTGAGTACTCCATCCTCGACTCAAGGGGAGCTTTATATTTTTCCTTTTGTTCTTCAAAGTACTTTGACGCCTTGCCAAGTTCTTTTTTAAGTGCTAATTTTTTGCGCTTGATTTCTTTCTCATCATCCTCATCTTCATCATAGCTAAATCTTGATTCGTACTCGAATGCAATATCCTCATCATCAAAATCAGGATTAGTTTCACGCATATAATCAGCTAGAAGCCTTTCTGGTGTAACCTTAGAAAAATCTTGGTTAACACGGTAGAAGTCTTCTAAACCACGCCCTGTCTCTTTCTTAAATTTTAAGAAAGCATTAACATCTTCAGGCAATAACTCCTGTTGAGGCTGTGGTTTTTCTGTAAACAATTCATCCAAAGAGTCTACCTCCTTGTTGAATTTCGTTTTCAAATATGAAAGAACGTCGTTATCACCAAAACTAGGTGATTCTATTACTGGCTCTTGTATATGCACTTCCTCAACAGGAGCTACATCTTCAGCCATCTTTTGTTCGTGGTCATCAAGCAATTGTTGCTCGATTTCTTGCACAGACTTTTCCTCAAAGTCTACAAGTTTTACTTTAATATTTTCCATTTAATTTAATTTAGTTACACAAAAGTAATAATAAAATTTATCTTGGGTTAAACTGCTCTAAGCTGAAGCCGTCTAACGAATCTTCTTGAGACTCAAAGTTCATCGCAGGTAGGTCTTTTTGACGTTGCTCAATTAACTTTGATTGCTGAGTAGCTTGGAGTTTTGTGCGATCATCCTTAGCTTTCTCTTTGTCCATATCTAGTTGCTTAATCTTCTCAACCTCCATACCTTTTAGTTGCATGTTGTAATTGAATTCAACCGACATTAATTGCTCTTTAATCTGAGCTTCAGCTTGCATTCTTTGTACATCCAACTGCATTTGGTTTTGAGCAATCATAGCTTTAGCTTGTGCCTCAGCTTGAATAGCTTGTAACTTAAATTGAGCTGCCGCTTGAGAAGATTGGATATTACCTTGAGTTTGCATTTGGATTTTTGCTTGCTCATTATCCATATCTTGCTTCTGCTTATTCTTACGTTTAAGTTTTAGCAATTCGTTGGCAATCTTAATATTCTTCATTTGACGAATATCAATAGCGTCCTCAAGTGTGATTTGATCACGTTGTAAAGCCATCTGAATATTCGCTTCTAGCTGACCTCTTTCTTCTTCGTCAGGAGCAACCTCAATAAATATACCAAAGTCATGTAAGTACAAGTCCTTAATTTCTTCTAAAATAGCAACATTGTATTTACCAATTTGCATTGTAAACTCTTCTTTGAAATCAGAGTATTCTAATATATCCGCAACACGAAGAGACAACGCCTCCGATAATCTGCGAGTAATAAATAAACTTCCCTCTAAGATGTGACGAGTTGCAGTATTTGAATTAAGTGCTGCAAGCTTTTGAACACCTACTAATGCATCAGGGTTTGGAGTAGAAGCATCACGTGCTTCGTTCAATCCTGTTACATCACGTATCATGCTAAGATACTGATTGTATGCATTAATCAATGCAGTAATCTTACCTTGGCCACTATTAGTGTTGAGTTCTTGAATTGGTATACGGCCATGGTTTAAGTCACCATCAGTTGTCATGCTGCGTCCAATAACACTACCCGTTTGGAAATATAAACGTAAAGCATCTTCAGGATTGTAAGAAGCACCTGTACCCAAGTCAACTTCATTGATACCATCAGCATCGATGAATACACCATCTGGTACAACACGTTGTAGAACTTGTTGTAATTTAAGATGGGTCATTTGAATTAAGTCAGCAAAAGGAATCATACGACGAGTCAACGACTCAACAATTCCTTTGTACATTCTTGGTGCTACAGCTATATATTGTGGTAATGCATACTGAGAAGCAGATTTAGGGCGAACCATATTACGAGCAAGCTCCCACTTAAGTAGATAAGGAGATCCAGGTACCATAATACCTTCGTACCATACGTCAATTCTCTTCTCAATTCTCTCAAACCTTTCTTCAGTTCCTTCCGGAGGATTAAAGTTCTCATCTTTTTGTATTACACGAACACCATTGTTCTCAAGATATTTCTTCTTGTAAACAAATGTCTTATCTGTTTTATAATTAAAATATAATAACGTAACCACATCTCTGTTAAAGATGTCGCTACGGTACGGACGCATGATGCCGTAATAATTGTACCACGCAGTTCCTAATTGCTGAATCTCTGCCAACTCCTCTTTTGTAATGTCTGGCTTAATCTTAATTAGTTCTGTGATTGGTACTTGCTTTACTTCTCCCCAATAGAAACAATCGTCAAATGTTGGGGATTCTGTGTAACTATATACAATGTTAGCGGGGTCAACATACTCCACACGAACTCCGGTTCCTGGTACAAAGGAGTGTTTTACTACGCCTATGCCGATTGTTGTGATGTCGTAGTCGACCCTTTTACGAACGTCTTGGTAATGGTTTAAATCTAAGATAGTATTGATTGCCTCTTCTTCTGCAATCTCAATAGCAGGCTTATATTTAAGCTGCATATATAAAGATAACTCTTGCTCGTTCTCAGGGATATCTTGCTCAGGAATGTTATAAGCATCAACACCTAATTGTTCTTTACCTATTTTTAAAACATCTTTTGCAATCATATCCCTTTCAACCATCTGTTGAAATCCAAATCGATTGTCCATTGACATTGCGTCTTGCGCATATGCTTTAACCTCAAATAAGCGATCGTGCATACCGTTAACAACGATGTCAACAAACTTAGGGATAATAGGGACAGGAGTCCAATCAAGGTTAAGGTGCGACATATCGCCATCTACCTCTAATTGGCTTTTGTATTTTGCAATAGGTTGCTCGCCACGAGCATAAAGCCTAACTCTATGGAAATCAATCCATTGTGAATAGTATCGGCAACTATTGCCTGTCTTTGCAAACCATTCGTATGAAATGCTTTGCCCAATTCTTAAGCCATATTCCCAAGATGCCTTTTCCTGATCAGTCGCTAACTGCGAGGGGAATTGGGTATCTGGCATTAATATTCCAAGAGGTTTGTTCATATCTTGTTAATTCTACTGAAGGAACCAGTGTTATCGTAAGTTGCAAATTTAATGCTTATTTTTGACTCTTTTTTCTCAGGCAAATATACGTGCTTTTGATTTGCCATAATAGCATACCCTGAACTAATTGAAGCATCATACTTTGTTCTGTCATTTACATCGAATCTAGCCCAATCTTGAAGTGTTTTATTAAACGGCATATCTCCTATCTCATCAGGCTGACGGTAGTTACCCTCCATATCTAAACCGATAAATCGCTCAATGTATGTCTCAATTGCTGTAGCGTGTGCCTGCTTAATATCTTCACTTGATGATGGTATGCCACCAATCTCTCTTTCTGTGAATGATAGTTTGTGAGCTGGCTTGTCGGGCCTGTTCATTGAGAACCCACGGTAGCCTCTATTCTTAAAGTGATAAAGAAGACGTGCCTTGTTATTCTCGCAAAGTATAGGCATGCCGTAGAACACACAAGCCATCAGCACCTCTTCAAAGAATATCTCTGCCGTCTGTGGACGAGCAATGTATTCTAAAAAGAAAGTATTGGATGGGGCTCCTGTCATATTAAACTTGGTCAATCCGTGGAGCGAACCGTTTGATCCACCAAAGGTCGCACCTGAGATGTCGTAGGGGTCACAACCAAACGCACCAATATGCTCATTACCCGGATATCTATTCCCATTTTTAGTAATATAATTATTGTTCACCCCGGGCCCTGGTATCCAAGATACTAAGAACCTACCGTTCTTATCAGGTGTCCAAATAACCTTGGTGTCTTTCTCTCCGTTAGCCCAGTGAAAGTAGCCACGTGTTATGACGTGGTCTTGAATTAAGCTATCATTGTAGTCTATCTGCTGATAGATTTTAGTCAAGTTAAACAAAGATGACTTGGTCTCATCACGGAAAGCGTGTGACTCTGTTCTAGGAAACTGACGATAAAATTCATTTAGTGCATCAGGGTTAGCCTTTAGCGATGACACCTCATTATTCCAATACTCAATTACCCCTTGCGTTATCCAAGTCCCCTCTGCCGAACGTACAGGCTTCTCAGGTTTTTCTAAGACTGCGTGACCATACTCGTCAATATATCCCTCAAAGTTATACTCCATCGGGATAAAGAGCGAATACAGACCTGATATAGTCTGACCATTCTGGTTTCTTTTCTTAACGTTTGAGTCATAGTAAATCCGTTTATAGTTTTCTCCGCCTTTGTCGAGTGCATTTGATGTTGATCCCATCATACACTTGCCAATAATTCTAGCACCTAAACGAAGACAAGTTTTTCTGACACGCCAACCGTTCTCTATGTTCATAGGACGCTCTAACTTAGCAGCCTCATCCTCAACCAAATATAACAATTTTTCTCCATCATAACTGTTGTCCGCTGTGTTACGCCAGTCAATAGTTGTATCCAATCCGTCAATCTCTTCCTCATTCTCCTCGTGCATATTCTTACGAGTAATCTTAGAAGCTGGAACACGGAAGGCAAGCTCTGTCTTTGGAGCAGACATACCATCACGCACGGGTTGGAAAAAGAATGGATAGTTATTTGCAATCGGAACTACCTTATCGGTAAACATCTTCTTAGCATCGGGGCCCGTCTTAGATGTTAAACCTATACGAGCATCCTTAGCTAAGGTTGCAATGTTGACTGCTTCTGATGAAGCCATAAAAGAGAAACCTGAACGACGGTTCTTAAGGTAACACATGCCAAAGCATCTGCTGTCAGCCTTACACGCTTCCCAAAATATAAAGAATATCCTGTTTGATTCACGGAAGTCAGGATGACCTACGTCAGTCTTTGACCATTGCAGATACATATAATGTGCACCTGTGATGTAAGTCTTCTCACTATTGTTGATAAACCAATACCCTAACTCACGTCTGTCAAACTCTTTCTCGATGTAGTCTACCCATTGAGACTTAAATGAATTGTCACGACGGTTCCAATCAAAGATGGTCTTGATGCGAGATAGTTCTTTAGGTAGCTCTGTGGCTTTCCATTTGTTGCCATCGTAGTCAACCTTGTCAGGAGCCAATGGCAGGGCAACTCTTAGCCCACTAATATTGTACACCTCCCCAATCGTGCCATCTTTTGACACGACCACAAAGTCGTACTCAGGGTCCCAGCCATACTCCCAATCTTTCTTTGCATTTCTTTTTGCAAGAATCTTATTAGGAACATTAGACTCATCAATATAGAATAAACTCATTTAGTTTTTGCTCTTTGTTCTGCGAATCCACGATTAGTAGGTGCAGAGTTACCAACTACTCCCTCAATAATATTATTCTCCTCCTCGACTCTTTTAAGAATCTCAAAAGCATCCATGATAGCAAGTTTCTTTGCTGCCGCTGCGTTCTTAAGTTTGTCTGCAGACAAGTCATCATCCATGTGGGTGACAATCTTCTCTTCAGCAACTTTAATCAACTCCTCAACGGCTTTATACCCAGAGTCAATAATACGCTTTTTTAACTCGGTTATTTTATTCATTTAATTTGATTGTTACATTCTTAGTGTACACACGATATAGAATCTCGCCATCTAGGTCGAACTCATACTCGCTATCAGGCTCAAACGTGACCATGTCGCCATCTTTTACACCTAAGTCTAGTATCTCATCGTTCGTGTATCTTATCGTGCCTGTAAGAGGCTTCTTTGCGTCTGCTGTAGTAATGCCTTCAAAGTCATTATCGATTGGCTTGATGAATAGATATCTACCGATTCCTTTCCACTCACCACCTGGCTTCTTATACGCATATGGATCGTCGACAAAGAACAAATCCTCTCGGAAGTAATTCCAAGCAGACTTCTCTCTACCACGCATGTCATAGTACAACCTGAAAGTATTATGATGGCACACAATTGTGTCGCCAGGCTCGATAGGCCCAGTGTAATTAATAGGGGTTGAGATAACAACAGCTTCTCTTGTCGTTACACGATGATCTTCTTTAGAGGTGGAAATGTAAAGTTCTCCTCTTTGATTATCATACCTGTTGCCCCCCTTCGGTGTTACCAAATAATAGTAAGGGCTCCGCATATTTAAAAATCTATATTATATTCAATTAAGAATGGCATGTTGCCATTAATCTTTTTCCATAAGACCACCTCATCATTAGCCTCGATGTAGATTTCAATATCTCCTGCATCGGTCTGACGAATCAAATGAATCTTATAGTTCCCTTGTAGCACAGATTGGTTGTGCATGTAGTTCATTGCATTCTTGTAATCTGAACCAACTGATATCTTACGAATTACCATCTTTGTTCTTGATTTCTCCAGTAGCAAAGTCAATCGTGATATCGCCATACTTAGCGTGTAGCTCTTGCTGAATGCTAACGTGCGTTGCACCAGCTACATCTAATTGAGCTAAAACAGATTGCTTCTCTAACTTGGTGTTGTGGATTTGAATCTCAGCGTCTGCTAAAGCATTGCGAAGATTTCTGATTTCTGTGTGAGCCGCTCTGAAACGGTCCAACTCGTCTTGTGTTAATTTATCCATTGTATTATATTTTTTTGTAAAAGTACTAATTATATTTTAATTTTAGCATATGAAGCTACTATACTTAATTCCACATTGCTCAACTGGAGGGATGCCAGCATTTGTTTTGAAAAGCATCTTATTAAATAATTCAGAGATAGAGGTAGTAGAGTATCAATGCCATAGTTTAGACTATGTCGTGCAACGAAATGCAATCAAGGAACTAGTTCCGTTCCATACCTTGCACGAAAACAAGATGGAATTGTTTAACATCATCTCAAAATTCAATCCCGACATTGTTCACATTCACGAGCCGTCTGAACGATTTAATCGTGATATGATTTCTGAGTTGTATCGGGAAGACCGAAACTATCGAATCGTGGAGACGTGCCACGACGTATCATTTAACCATGACAAAGAAAAGATATTTCATCCTGATGCGTATTACTTCTGCACGCCATATCACTTAGAAACATTCGCTTCATCGCCATCTTACAAAGAGGTGATTGAATTTCCAATAGACGATAAAACAAGTTATGATTATTATGATAACCCTTTTGATACAAAAAGAAAAAATGTTGTTAATGTAGGTCTTTGGACTCCTGGTAAGAATCAAGCTGAGGGGATTGAGATAGCTAGAAAGTATCCTGATATGGACTTTCATTTTATCGGAAACCAAGCTATAAATTTCAAACATTACTGGGAGCCATTAATGAAGGATTTGCCATCTAATGTTCACGTGTGGTTGGAGAGAAATGATGCACACAGGTTCATTAAGATGGCAGATATCTTTATGTTTAATTCTACGTGGGAGTGTAACCCACTAGTATTACGCGAAGCCATATCTTTTGGTAAACCGATTATTGCTCACAACCTTCCTCAATATGGATCAATGTTTAGTAAATACATTCAACCTATTGATACGGATCTAAATACTATCAAATGTAATTACATTATACCTACAGATAATACTTCGCAAATATTTTGGGAGAAGCAAATCGCATTCTACAACAAAGTAATGACACTAGACAAACAAGAACAAGATGTAACCATCATTCAACACTTTGTTGGCCAACCCTACCTAGAAATTAAGTCAGGGCTAAAAGCTGATTTTAAAGTGCAATACTTTGATGGCGATAAGCTGGTCTACGAGAATACTATCGGATCAAATAGTTGGGTCAAACTAAACAGACAATACTATACTAAGTGGGAGAGTAAAGTGTTTATGAACGATGAGCTCATACACCATAATATACTTAACCTAGAAGGCAAACGTGTGTACATCGCTCTATCTAGTAAGTCATTAGGCGATACAATTGCTTGGGCACCATATGCTTTAGAGTTTCAAAAGAAACATAAGTGTAAAGTAATTATGTCCACTTTTTTAAATAAAATACTAGACATGCCTGAGATAGAATTAGTGGAGCCGGGAACGGTGGTACCTAATATATACGCTCAGTATAACATTGGTTGGTTCTATGATTCAAACAAGGAGCCAGTATTGCCAAATACTATTAAGCTACAAGAAGCGGCTACCAAAATTCTTGGTCTTGAGTTTAAGGAGATTATGCCTAAGTTAAAGTATGATGCTGGTAACAATTTGTATGGCAAATATGTTACGATAGCTACCAATTCTACAGCTGGGTGTAAATTTTGGACCAAGGAAGGTTGGCAAGGAGTGATAAACTATTTGCACGAAAAAGGTTACAAGGTAATTAACGTATCACTTGAGCCTAATCCGTTCGATAACTGCGAGCAGATTATTAATCATGACATTCAAAAGACAATGGCTATTATTCACCATAGTCAATTTTACCTGGGCTTGGGTTCAGGCGTATCTTGGTTAGCAAATGCTCTAGGCAAACAAGTGGTTATGATAAACAACTTCGCTGCAGATGACCACGAGTTTGATTGTATACGTGTGACTAACAAGTCAGTATGCAATAGCTGTTGGAACAACCCTAACTTTAAATTCGATGCAGGGGATTGGGATTGGTGCCCCATAAATAAGAATACTCCCCGACACTTTGAGTGTCAGAGGAGTATATCTGCTGATGATGTAATATTACTTCTTAGCAAAAACGCCAAGCAATTGGGCCTTAGCTAAAACAGTAATCGTCTCACTGTCTTTTACAAAAGTCTTAAGAGTCTCTTGATCCGATGTATCTAGGTCAAGAATTTCGCCTTTGTTTAAAGCAAGAGCCCATTCCCAATACTTTACAGCATCGCCCTTGGTCTGCTGAATAAGTGTGTTCGCTAATAACTTTCCAGAATTAGCACCTTCTAGTTCTTTACCGTCTAAATCGGTTAGATTAAAATTAAAGTTTAGTTTCATA